CGGGCTTTATTCTATAATTTCTTATTTGATTTTATAGAATAAAGTCTGTATAATTGTTTATATGAGCGATACACGATTTAAAATTCAAGCAACTTGTTACGATGCTAAAGGCAGGATTCTGTCGAAAGGTCGTAATCAATATAATAAAACCCATCCACTTCAGGCTCATTTTGCCAAACTAGCAGGCGAGCCCTACAAGATTTATCTCCACGCAGAAATTGCAGCTATTCTTAAAGCAGGGGGTAAAAAGATTCATACTATTAAAGTAGAACGCTATACTAGTGATGGCTGTTCTGCTAATGCTCAACCCTGTCCAATTTGTCAAATGGCTATTAAGGCCTTTGGCATCAAACGTATTGAATATACAAATGACTACAAGCCCTGACACTTTTTGTATTAGCATTCGACACACTTTACCTGATGAAGTAGCTGTAGAAATTACTGATCGTATTACTGGTATCTTTAGCTATAATACTGTAAAGGTAAAAGAACTCGACTTAGATAAGCTCGAACAAGAGCTACTCGTCACGATTCGAGCATTTAAAGCAAAGAATCGTGACGACTGGGGTGATATTTATCGACTTACTAAAGATAGTACCAATCCCTGGCTAAAAGGTAATACTAATGAACAATGATGTTGATTCAACAGCAACTACTGCTGTTGACAAAGGTTACCACTGGAAACGTATTACTAAAGATACTCCGCGTGGACAGAAATACCAGCTTATTAATCGAGCTGCAGGCGTAGCCATTTACTCTATTCTTAGAGAGAATGACACGTTTTTCACACATTACGCTAAGCTACCAACGTTTGAGGATGACGATGTTTAAATTTATTTTCTATATTACGCTAGCTGCGGCAATAGCTGGCACAGCTTGTGGTAAACGAGAAAGTACTCCTAAAGTTGATACGTCTTGGGGTATAGATAAGTGCATAATGAAAGAAGAATTTAGAATGTGTGTTGCATCTTTAGGCAAGACTAGTCCTATTCCTAAAGATGCCGTAGAGCAGTGCGAAAGTGCTGCTAGAACTTTGTCACGTACTCGTGAATATCTTATTATTCCTGAATGTAAAGGCTACTAAATGAAAGGTGTTCAATATAAAAAGCATTTTCTAGCCAAAGGTTCTGATGCCTATGAAATGCTAGAAGCGTCTAAGAAGGATCCAGATGTTCTTAAAAAGCTGGACAAACATCTTAAAGACGTAGATCAACGTGCAAAGGACTTACTAACTCGATATGACAAAACGTAAATCTTACAACGAAATTGTTAAAACTTCTATGCTTGTTAGCTGTCTAGAATACGACGCTAATGGGGCTATCTACTTTCAAGAAAAGTGGGTAGATGAAAATACAGTATATTTAGCAATGTTTCCTCCTGGGTATGTACTACCAATGACTATTGAAAGTTACCAACTTGACTGATAAAGTATACGGACCTTATAAAGTTACTTTTGCCGGACCCGGCGTTTACGCCAGTATTGGGGAATTACCACCAGAATTAGAAGGCAAATCAGTACTTTTAAAAGTTTTAGACGAAGACCTTTACAACTCTGCTGTGCGCACATTGCATAGCTTAGGCTATACTTACCATAATGGTGAAATGTGGAAGCCTCCACTCGGAAAAAGACAAGAATATGTTACACGCTAATTTAGCTTACACACTAGCGCTTCCCTTGGAATCCGATAAACTAGATTATCTTATTAAAGGTAATCTAGATACTCGTCGTTTCAGTGTAGGTCGAATCTCTACAAAAGCACAAGAAGAATTAACCATTTTAGGTTACAAAGTAGTGTATGATCCTAAGCGGGATGAATACATGGTTTCATGGTAAGGAAATAAATGATTTCAGCAAAAGTAATTAAAGACTCAGTAAATTTACATGGTAATCGAATTACCACTATGGAGATTGAAGCCCATCGAATGATTTGGGCAGAATTCATGACCCATCGAGCTTTCTCTCGTAATGCTTCCAGTTCACGAGCCATTCCTGTGGAACAGGTAATTAAGCGTGTACGTGAAGCGCCTGCTATGCCAGTATTCTGGGGTAAAAATCAGCCAGGTATGCAAGCAGCAGTAGAAATTACCGGTGACGAGCTAGAAGAAGCTCAGAAGGTCTGGATTTCAGCTGCAATGGCTGCTGCAAAATATTCAGAAGATATGGTACGTCTAGGCATTCATAAGCAGATTGCTAATCGTATCACTGAACCGTTCACGTTCATTAAAGCTGTAGTAACTGCTACCGACTGGGATAACTTCTGGAACCTTCGTTGTCACAAAGATGCTCAACCAGAAATTCGTGCTTTAGCTGATTTGATGCATACTGCGTACGTAGAGTCAATTCCGCATGGGTTAGCACAGGGCGAGTGGCACCTGCCCTATATTGACGAAACTGATATTGATATGGCAGGTTACACTCTTGACGAGCAGATCGCTATCTCTGTATCAGCATGCGCCCAAGTATCTTATCGTAAGAATGATCTTAGTCTAGAAAAGGCTACTAAAATCTTTGATATGCTACTGAAGGCCGAAGTTCCTCATGCTAGCCCATTTGAACATGTAGCAATGGCTAGTTATGGTGAGCAATATTTTGCCAACTTCTGTGGTTGGGAATCTTATCGTTATCAATTAGGATGGTAAATAAATGAACGCAAGAGACGCTTATAAAAAGACAATTGATTCAGATTTAGATCGAATTCAGTCTGTTATCAATCAAGCTGCAGCAGATGGTAGGCACGAAACACTATATCGTTCTGAAAACCCTTTTAAGTTAGAAGTCACTGAAGCTCTAGAGGAAGCTGGTTACGTACTAACTCGGTATGCTCCTACTCCAATGGATCGTACTGATGTATATGAACGTGCTAATTCATATAAGTATGTGCTAGGTATTTCTTGGTACAACCCAGAATGAATAACGATGAACTAAAAGATAATTTAGCAGTTGATCTATTAGCTGTTCAAATTAAACGTAAACTAGCTAAGGCTCGTGAAGACGGTAAAGGTGGTTGGGATACGGATAGTTGTCCTAACGAGTACCTTAGCGGGCTACTTCAGTGCAACGTGGAAAGCGGTGACCCTGTAGACGTAGCAGCCTACTGCGCCTTTTTAGTAGCTCGTGGTGAAACTATCAAAGTTAAAACGCAAGAGCAGGCTAGACTTGATAAGCTAGAAAAGAGTTATACAGAATTGGGGAGACAGTTAGATGCTTTTGTGAAATCTGCTAATAAGTTAGTATTAAAGCTAGAAAGTATGGAGAATCTAGATGGTTCTGCCATTAAGATTCTAGCCGATAATTAATCATATAAGCCCTCATCATTTTTAGTGGTGAGGGCTTTTTTACTTGATTTTTTCCTAAAAACAGCGTATAATATAGAATAATTCGGAGCGGAATAGCATGATAAATATACTTAGTTTACCACTTATTTATTGGGTTGTATATGGTTTAGTAGTAGCTTTACCAATTATGGTACTTACGGTTACTAGAGTGTTTAAAGAAGATATCACTGTAGCCGGTTTTATACTTCTAACTTTTGTTGCGGTTATACCAGGTACTGGATTTGGTATTAGCGCACTGATTGTTATGTTATACGTGTTTAGCAAAATCTTAAACCTACCTATCTCGTCTAAGATTCTATTTAAGAAGGTTAAGAAATGAAATTTGATAAATCTATGATTGGTCGCCGTGTAATGGAAAATAGCACTGGTGATGAAGGTATTGTTGAGTGTGAACGAGAACGTTACATTAATGACCCGTGCGATAGGGTATTCGTAAAATGGGAAACAGGGGCTGAAAGAGGTTACAGGCTACATATACTTTTGGACAGTCTTACATTTGTTGATTCTGTCGCAGCTAGTCCAGAACCTGAATTTATTGAAATCAACGGCAAACGCTACAAATTGGTACCGGTATGAAATTTACTGAAGATATGATCGGTCGTCGTATAAAAGAAATCGGCACAGGCGATGAAGGGATAATTTTTTCTGTATTCAAGGACAAATTTGGAACTATTGATTCTGAATGTGTATACGTTCAGTGGAGCTCTGGTGATTACACTGGAGAAACTTTACACATTTTACTTAATGAAGTTGTATTTATTGATTCTACAGCGAGCACACCCGATGCTAATGCTGTACTTGTAGAAATCGCCGGCGTTAAGTATAGATTGGTACCAGTATGAACTTTATTGAAAACGTAAGCATGGAAAACATCAAACGTGCATGTCACTTTGATCCTGGTCCAAATTCTATGCTTATTCAAATTGTGGACCCCGATCACGATTTTCCAGAACCTCTCTTTAAGTTCAAAGCTGTACATAAGTTCAAGTTTTGGGACGAGGAAGAGCCTGGTGACTGCACGATTTCGGATGGACAAGCTCTAGCTATTGCACAATGCCTGCGTCAAGCTCTTGCTGCACGTATGAACGTAATTGTTCATTGCCATGCAGGTCTTTGCCGTAGCGGAGCTGTTGCAGAATGCGGAATCTTTATTGGGTTCCAAGATACGGAAGTTAAGCGCATTCCTAACTTGCTCGTGAAGGGTAAGATTATGAAAGCACTAGGATTTAGTTATGAAACTGATTAAAGACTTACTAGAAATTATTAGAGCTCAGCAGGAATACATTGATGCTATTCCTACTGAAACAGCTGCAGTCTTTCCAGCTATGCCGGGCTTTGACCGTGATTGGGCTGATACGGTTGTATCAGATGCGGAACTTGTACTAAAGCATATGGCTGATGTAGAGTGCGCAATTTGTGGAGATGGATCAGCTAGGGTCCAGGTAACTCGCTACTGTTCAGAATGTACTAGCGACTATGCTGGTGTCTCAGAGTATCTAGCTTCAAAGATTTTAAGCAAATGAAATCATACGTTCAACCTGTACCAGACCACTGTGATCGCATTATCTGGCGTGGTCATTATTACCATTTACCTTTATGTACAAAAGATACTATCAATATTGTGACACCTGTGGCTGGCTCCGAGGACACGACGTTGGATGCCCACGAGACCCATATAACCCTTAAGTGGTGTAAGGAATGCGGAGAAGGAGTTACAAACTTCTGTAGGTCTAAAATGGATGATGAATGTCCAATGAACTTTAGTAAGCCACCAAATGCAAAACTGTGAACATCGTTTTATTACTAGCACCTTTGAACTAGGTGTGCATTGCTCTACATGTAAAGAACCTCTAGTGGGCTTCTTTTGGCCTGTGTCTCGTAATACACTGGCTGGTAAACTGTTGTACAGTATGTACAAAGACACTGACCAAAAAGAACAGGAAAAGTTAGATGACTTCATTAAACACGGATGAACTACCTTTCAAACACATTGATTTAAATTGCACAGACCCTGCTCTATTATGGGCTGAGATTTTCCACTTACGTGAAGCTATCTCTGGTCCTCCAGGCTTTGTTTCTTGGAAGGATGCTGCAACATATGAGCGTTCTCTTAGAAAGAAAATAGAATCTAATATTCCTGAGTTTATGCAAGTTAGTATGGCTCCTACATATGAGTTTGCTAACGGTTGGAATGCTTGCGTATCCACTATGAAAGCTATTAAATGAAAAAGACGGTTCTAGCAGTATCAATTGCCGCTATGCTTGGTGGTTTAGCATTTCCGGGACAAACCGAGTATGGATTTGCTATACACTATTACTATCCACGAGACTATAGCTTTGGCGAATTAGCACTAAAATATTTATGATTTACCCTTGTACTTATCCGAAATGTAACTGTGGGCATGCTGATGGCCCTCCTTGCGAAGCCGATCATGCTTCACTGGTTGAGGAGCTGCAACGGCAGGTTGGCGCAGAGATGATTAATATTACTACCACAGTTTGGTATACTGATGAATGGTTAGCTATTCCCGGTATTTGGCAATCTGTGGCGAATGAACGTGATCGACTAAAGGCTGAAGTGGATACATTAAGAGCGGAACTTGATACAGCTAGAGGTAACTGGAAATGATGACAGAAGAAGAAATCAGAAAGATCGTAGAGTTATGCGCTGCAGTATGTGACAGCCGTTCTAGGTCTTTGAGCCGTGACAATTTATTCGTTGCGGCAAACGAGGCTAATAAATGCGCAGGTACTGTGCGTGCTGAGGTAGGGTCTATTCTATATAAGATGTTGTCTCAGACCGATGCATGTTGGTGTTGCAAAGATGGCTACGCAGGTCAATATTGCACTGTTTGTAAATCTGTTAAGTATTAAAATGGATAAAGAAACTAAAAATGTTATTTCCCTAGGTATCATATGTGCGGCACTAGGTGCTGCTTTGGGGTTTGGTTGGGGCTTTATTCATGGAGCTGGATACATTCGTGAAAAGTGTGAAACAACTAATGTGTTCTATTATAAGCACACCAACACTACGTACTATTGCGCTAGCGAACAACAACTAAAGGAAGTACAAAATGATCTCAGTACGCGTCGTACAAGATAAATTTGAGCCTAATAAGACTTATCCAGTTATTACGCCTGGTGGTATTAAAGAGCTATCAGGCGAACAAATTCTAGCTCGTCAGCGTGAAGAGAAAATAATCTTGACTAAAGCGGACTATTTTGATATAATTAATGAAATCAAAGCGATAAAGGAAAAATTAAATGAGCTTCAAAATGGCAGATACGGATGTAGTAAAGACTGCAGTAACTGCGGCTAAAAACTCTCTTAATCCTGGATGGCACGACTACGTAGCTAATGCTCGTGACTTTAGAGTAGACACTTTCGTGGTACCTAAAAGCGGTTTTGGCCTGACGGACGTAGGTGTTCGAGTAACACATATCCCAAGTGGTAAATTTGTTGAAAGCTGTAAAGAACGTAGTCAGCTTAGAAACAGAGATGCTGCATTCAGTGAACTTATTGAAATTCTAAAGGAAGATAACAAAGTGCAAACTGTCCCAATTACTACACCTAAAATTCCTAGTAAATCCGTAGTGCTGGACATGTATGAGACTGCCACTACTAAGTGGCTCGATAAAGCTATTGACACCATTTCGGAGCTGTTAAAGTCTCCTAAATGGATTTTTGAAAATGCTCAAACAGGTCCTACTCGTTGGCAACTTAATCTTTCTGGTTATCCATCTAATGGAGATATTAAAGCGCTAGGTAAGGAACTGAATGATGCTGGGTGGCTTACGTTCGAAATTCGACAAAGTAATGAAGGTAACACTCAAGTAATTCTGTATAAGGATTAATCATGGCAAGTAAAGATTCATTGCTACGAGCAGTAAAAAACTATGAAGAACTGATTGATTGGCTTGGTGAGGCTGTCGCGCCTCAAGTTTCGGGCGAACCACGAACTAAAGTGCTACAGGCAATTAAACTAGGTTACAAAGATGTGGCTGTTCTAACAACATTTATTGAGGATAATGTAGATGAATCCTAATATTGCTGGCCAAGCCTATATTTTGCGAGGAGTAGCACTACAGGTAGCAAAAGAGACTTACAAGGACTTTCTAAGTACTCTAGAGGCTGAAGCCCTTAAAGGTAACTTTCAATTAGTGGTTCCCAAAAGTCTTATAAAAGATGATAGCCTATTAAACGTGCTAATTCATCTAGGCTACGATGTTGAATCACATACCTCAGAAACTGTAGCAATTAGATGGTAGCACCTAAACACAGCCAACTAACTGTTCTACAAGCGGCCAAGCTGCTTGTAGAAACAGACTTAGCTTGGGAAGACATTTCTGAGCAAACCAAGATACCTGTAGCGACACTAAGGGACATTGCAGCCAAGAGACGCTACAATGTCCCTTTTTCAGTTGAACAAATGACAAAAGTTAGGAAACCTAGAGATGGAATCACCTTCGACTTGCTCCAATACGCCTTCCTCCCACGTTCTGGTGATTGACACACCTAAAACCCGTACTGCTACTTTTACTAGCATGTTTGAGCAGTGCTATCTGGGTAAAGGTAACACAGTAGTTGTAAGTACACCAGAACTAAACATTGAGCGTGTCATTACAGCTATTAATAAGTCCATGATTTTTATTGATGAATGCCCACCATGCCAACCCGCCGTAATAACTAATCAGGACGATCATCGTTCCAAGGACAACTTCCGACCAGCCAGTGACTGGAACTACCTGCAACTAAGGAAAAAGAAATGGTAAAGACTAAGCAAGAATTATACAAAGAGTTTGATGTTGCTAGACGTGAACTGAACGCTGCTCAAGCGCATGAACGTGAGTACCTAAAGCAACTACACCAACACATTCAGCAATCTCTGGAAAATAAGGCCTTCGAGATAGCAAAGCTCAAAGGCCCGTACCCTTTCCTCGATATTACTTACTGTGATTTTTATTTTATGGACTCTGGAATTGATGTTTCAATGTACGACGGTAATGGTGACTACGTAGACGAATGCCTAGTAACTTGGGAAGAATTAAATGCAGACTAAAGACACATACTTTCAATTCGTCAGCGAACAAACAGCACTGCGTGAAAAGTTCTACAGTGACATAAAAGACCTTCATGCTAAATACGATAGTATTGAAAAGAAACTAAAGGCTAAGGCTTTTGAGGTTTCCGAGCTCAAAGAGCAGCGTATTCTACTAAGTGATGATGACGTACGCTTCTACTTCCACAATCATGGAGTCGAAGTAGTTATGGTAGATTACAACGGTGATTACATTGACGAATGCCTAGTAACCTGGGAACAACTAAATGACCCTACATGAGCAATTTGTAACTACAAAACAAAAGCTAGCTGAACTTCATAGGCAGTGGTGTCAAACATACGCTGCACGTGCTGACACCTCAGAGCTAGATAAAAAGATTTACGAGCTGAACCGTGAGGTTGCATGGGTGTATTACCATGTACGTAACAATCTAGCACTTGACGCTAAGGACGAGCTGTTCATGACGCCTGATTGTGTCTCTGTTAGGTACAGTTATCAAGCTACTACGATGTATAAATGGAGTGACGTAGAATGACCCTACATGAGCAATACCTAGCGTTTGCTTCAGCTAGTAAAATTTTAATTGATGAAGAGAACCGCAAGTATGAGGCTCTTATTAAAGAACACAACAACATTGAGGATAGATTGGCTGTTGCAGCAGTAGCTTTTCTAAATCGTACTGGTGTTCCTGTAGCTAAGGAAGACTTAGAGTTTTACTTCAGCGATAGAGGTGTTGATGTTGGAATTTTCCAGGAAGATAAATTAGTAGCCGAACACCTAGTAACTTGGGAGAAACTAAATGACCCTACATGAGCAATTTCAAAGACTAAAGCTAGACGAAGGCATCCTGACTAAAGAATGGAAACGCATCTTCGATCAAAACCCTCAACAAGCTGAAGACTTCTATCTAGAGCATATTGACCCTGTTCAATTAAAGCTACTGGCTCTAGAGAAAGAAGTGCTAAAAGCTCTAAAGTACGATGCAGGCACAGAGATTGTACTTAGTCACAGCCTAATCAGCGTATACCCTAAGGCTTTCCACAATGGCTACCACTATCACTGGACGATGGTATGACCCTACGTGAGCAATTCAAGAAGCTTAAAAACGACTTACAGTCCAGTCTGCCTGACCTGGATATTCATACTGTAACCTTCAGCGATGCAGGAATCACTTACAAAGATTGGTTCGGTCAACCAAAGCAGATCAGCTGGGGTCGGGTTGACACGCTAGACTTCAGAACTCTGGCAATTGAGCGAGCTAGAGTAATGTACAAAGTCACAGAAAACCCTAAGGCAATCGCTATTTCTGATAAAGAGGTCGAGCTAGAATTCTCCAATTTTAGGGTTATCCTCACTAAAGAGTTTTTGCTAGACAAAGCTGTAGTTTATCGCTAATTCCATATGCTGAGAAAAATGAGCTTGCTAAATATCTTTGCGTGTGATATAATTTATTATAAGATTAGCTAGACAAGATAATCAAAGAAATACACTAAACCGAAAATCTTAAGATTTTACAAATTGCTCCCCAGCTCGCGTCCCCAAAAGCAATTTGAAAAAACTCCAAAGATTTCTCGGTTTTGGAGTATTTCGTAAGAAAGAGCGAATAGCCACGTGTTATTAAAATAACATTAAAAATTCACATTATTTATGTTTTAATCCATAAATTTTTACTTACTACGGGCCAACGCGCTCGTTTTGCTTTTTCTGCTTTCAAAATCTAAGACGAAAATAACATTCTTGATCGCATTGACCCGCTCTGATATAATTTACTCATGCGACAAACATCGCATACCCTCTCTAGCCACATCTTGATCGGCTAGGGTCTTTTACACCAATTCCTAGCTCTTGTATAATTTTAGCTAGCAAGCTTTTAAAAATTAGCAATGCAAGATAAGCTAGGGTCACAAAGGAAAATTAAATGTCAACTAAATTATCTCGAATCAACTGGCCTGCCCTAGCTGCCACACTAACCCCACATTTACCAGATTTACACTTTCTAAAGACCAATCCGAATATTCTAGATGTTCATGTCATTAGTAAAGACCCAGACGTAATGCCTCAACTCATGTTCCTGATTGGGAATAGGTTCAAACCTATAATGAGTACTGAAACTGGTAAATATAGTTTTGCAGCTACTTCAGCAGAAATGGTACGTGCAGTTCAAGCCCAAGAAGTAACTTGGGATGGTACAAAAAACTCTAGTCCTATTAGCTTTAACGCTCTACGTGGAATGCTGATGCTAATGAAGATTAACCCACGCGGAGTTATCATGCCTGCAGGGACGACTCAATCAAAAGCGCCCGGAACAGGCTTTTGTAGCTTCGTACCTCTAATTTTAGCAGCTTGGAAACGTCATCAAAAAATTAAATACAGTGAGTGGGACTGGCAAGAACCTCTAGAAGCTCGTAGAAAGCTCCTAGATAAGGACTTTGCTGAGTACTCTGAATACTTTAATAAGCCAGAAGTAATTGATCAATTTAGTGTAGAAGAACTACAACAGTTCAGAGATCAAGCACGTGTAGTAGCCAGTACTGGCAGAATTAACGCGCCAGAAGCTACTGCGATCATTACTAAACAACGCGACCCAGCATTTAAGAGTCTGCCCAAACTACTACAATTCAGCCTATTACAATTATGGGCTTGTTGCCCTCATCTTTGGAACGAGAGTATGGTTACTAATATTCTAAGTCTAGATGAGCCTCTAGTTTCGAATTACAGTGAATTTAGCAAAGCACTATTCGAAGCCCCGAGTTACAATGAGCCTACTTCAGCTGAAGTGTCGAATGTGGACTACTCACAAGCATTTTAACACATGGACAAAAAACAACAATTAGAGTACATGGTAGAGCAATATAAGGCAGGAAAGCCTGTAGAGGAAATTGCACTACATCTAGAAACTACACCTCGTAGCGTTATCGCGCGCTTAAGTGCACACGGATGTTACGTCAAAAAGGTTTACAAGACGAAACAAGGCGAAGAACCTAGGTCTAAAGCCGACATGGTCGAAGCGATCGCCACATTACTAGGGGTTAATCTCGACCTCCTAGAGAGCATGGAAAAATGCAATAAAAGTGTATTAAAACTATTAGAAAACGCACTAACTCCTAAATAAATAAAGCCCCTGAATCGTGAGACTCAGGGGCTTTTTCATTATTAAGCGGTATTATTCAAGTCCGCCGTTCAAGCAGATAATTTTTGGCGCCCACAGCGAGAAAGGGCGCAGAACAGATTTAAAAAATAATTCTCGCGGGTATATTGACCTACCCAACTTCTGCGGACAGCTCCGCCTAACAATTTTATTGACATAATGGCTCCATAATTTGCCCTTTCGACCCTATCTGATCGAATCTCACTCATACTCATAAATTGCTCCCGCCCTGTGAAAATTTTCAAAAGCTGAGCAGAGTAATCGCACGGTAAAGGCAGAGTAAAAATAAACTTTACTCTGCGATTACTCTGTGATATAATAGCAGAGTAAAAAATAATTTTACTCTGCACTTTACTCTGCAAGGATTTCCCATGAATGAACTAACTTTCCCAAAATTCTACAATGTTGATGAACTTCTACGTATGCTCGTGGAGGGTCAGGATGTGCTAGAATTCACAGGCTACGCCAGTGAAGCCGCACTAGCCAAAGCACTAAGCAAATACTGCCCAAATAGACCAGCTAAGGCCGGCGTACTTGCCTACTTACGATCACTGAGCCCCAAAACAACAAAACCAGGCTTAGGTACGCCAATGACAAGAATAGTAAAAGGCAAAGAATATGTGTACGCTTTATTAGACGGTGATAACATAAGCTATGTACGTCCAGTAGAAAGTGACCCAGATTACGAAGATCGTATCATGCACTACAAGAAAGACCTAGGCCTTAGTGTATTCGACGAACTGCCCGCGTAACGATTAAAATTACGGAGGTTTAGCACTTGAATTGGCGCAGCCACACTTTATTATAGCACGGCGGCCGCGGCTTTGTCAACTGCATAATTCAAAGAGACTCTCCAATTGGTAAAACAAACGAGCAAAACAAAGCCCACTAAGATAGCAAGTCTTAGTGGGCTTTGAACAGTCGGGATGGCCATCCCTGTCAGTTTTTTACGCAAAATAATAAGTAAATGTAGACACCAGACCACCCATTACAGATGCCAGGGAATCGATACCCTGATACTTCTTATTACTTCACTTGGCTGAATCATCACAGCCCTGTACGTAGCCAGTACTCGGGAGCATGTTAGGGACATTGCTCAACCCACCTAGGATTTTACGTACTTGTTGTACGGATGACTTATTATAGGCCATCTGCCCTCAGATTTCACCAGAGGTTAGTAACGTTAGCAGGTGTTAGCTTCCTGATAAAGCTGAATTTGGCCCAGCTATAGGCTAACTAGTTTACTAGTATATAGCGTCTTTTACAGCTTAACGCCGCTGTTTGAGTTATACGTACTCCACGCATCTGCGTACTTCATGGCGAACCTTCGGCAGAGAGTGCATGTTCTGACCCTGTCTTATCTATCTAGTAAATAAGGAGTCACAGTAGACGACCACCACTGAGTTGCTATTTAGAGTCGTACAACCACCGACTAGAGGAGCCATATTTTTTGTCTGGGCCGCGACAGAGGACAATTGTTTTTACCGGTCAGCATGCATGACCGCTAGTAGTTTAACGCCCGGTAGCTGGGCGGCCAGCTCCTACTTAATTCGGCAGCTGGACGGTAGATTGATATAAAGCACATATGACTCTAGGAGACTTGCCGCGATACACCAATAATGCTAGTAGGTAAACCATTCCATACATTTCCCGGTTGAAAGTCCGGACGACTTAGGTTAGTCGATAGCATAGATATATTCTCTTAAGAGTATGTCACTAGCTAGTGACTCTATATCCTGACCCTAGGTGAGCAAGTCGTGAACCAGTGTGGGCCGGTTCAGCAAGACTCGCCCGAGAGCTAGAGTTTCGAGCATTTTAGCAATCTACGCATACTGGGTTATGCGCAAGTAGGGGAGAACTACTATGCAAGGCTGCTCATCATCAGAGGGTCACCTTAACTCAAAACTTATTGGTCCACGCAGTACGAGTCGTCTAGTCGAGGTTACTGATCTTGTGTACCGCTTAACCAGTATGTAAATGTTTCATGTTCCAGGTATAATAAGGTCTGCCGACCTCGTTAACATTTCACACTACAATCATTCACTCCATAGGCCGATACAGACTCGCCAGTAGCTGTCTTTCGATCTTACTCTAGCAACGGCAGCTGCCACTGCGTGGGCCAATAAGACCTGGCACTTAAGCCAGAACTCACTGGGGCTGTGCACCGGTTTTAGTACCTGCACAATTAAGGACGTTACCGCTGTCCACCAATCAACCGTTCGGGTAAGCCATTACTAGGTTGATTTAATTAATAAATTGTCATTATAATTGAAGAACGACAGGGCGGTTATTTTAGACTGCCCGCGCGCTACGATGAGCGACTAAAAATAGACTTTGCCAATTGACGAAACATCGACTAAAATACCATGACCTATTTGAGACAAGCGCTCGCTACAACATGGTAGAGTCATCTATACTTTGCCGTATTTCAAGTCAGACAGCTTCATAGTAAACAGTTAACTTCATTGCGTTGGTCTACTTACGGCACAGCAGCTACGGCGGCTCAGATTAGACACTAGTTAGGTTGGTGAAGTTCGTTACGGTCTGCTGTCTGACTTTATATATCAATTATACAGTCTTTAAGTAATCAAGGCAAGTAAGAATTTTCTGAGTACGTTACGAATCATCGTATTGCCTTGACATACATTATTATACCAAATTACACAACACAGATCAAGTTCAAATTCTAAATCCTTTATGATAAACAACTGAACAAAACCTAAATTCCTCTTATATACTCTAAATTAATCTCTAATAAGATCGTTTATCGCATATCGTCCGCCTTTCTCGGTTGTTTTTGATATTCTCTTTATCACTAAAGAAACTTTATTATACAGCGCTTTGGCTGTCTTATCAAGTACAAAATTCGAAATGCTTCGGTCAAGCCACCCACAATATCTAAAGTCTAAGTAGTTAGATATTTCCAATCAGGCCGGAATCGCCGTGGTCGCTTGCCGAAGCTCTGAGGTGTGTCATTAATAACCTCATTGGTTTCTACTCTGACCCTATCTGGTTTGGATGGGGCACCATCGTGGTGAAAGGACACTTGAAGGAGGTAATATGAAAATGGCAACCAAGGATAACCGCCAGGAAACTTTAGTTATTTCATAAGCTACGCGGCCAAGACGCAGCACCAGTAGTGTCAGAGTAGAAAGCGATGAAATCATTAGAAGCTTAGAGAACCTGGTTGCTTATTCCTAAGAGAAGCAAGTACAAGTTCTAACGCTTCGTGGTTAGCTTTTTCTAGTGATGCAATTTTAGCACGATCGCAGCCAGAGATACCTGCAATACGATCCACCAGATCAGCTTTAGTTGTTCGTGAAGTTTTGTTAGGATTACTAGAGATAGGTTTGCCGTTGCTTAGGTACATAGCGACAGTGCCGGCCGTGATACCACAGATTCTAGCAATATCGCTGACAGCAGCACCATCAAACCACAGCGAATTAACTCTGTCTCTCATCTGGTCTACTGTCATACTAGCTATTCCTCGACTTTATATATCTATTATACGCTGATTTACCAAGAGAGTCAAGTAAACTTTTATCAATCTCAATCAGTGTAAACTCTTTTTGTCTCGCTAAGCCTATATTATACAGATTTGTAGTTCGCTTTGCAAGATCAGAATTTGAAACGTAATCAGTGTAGTATTCCCCACTGAATGGGCAAAGCGCTATAGTTTTTACTTGTCTGTTATTCATATTGCCCAAATCACTGTAATCTAGCCTATATTATACAATAAATGACAAAATCAGTCAAATTTATGATTTTAAACGTGTTTTTGGCCTAAAAATTAACAATTTTGCATGTTTTTCGCTGTTTTTGTGAATTTAACCTCATAATTATGCGCTTATTTCGTTCAAAATACGAAGTTTTTGCACTTGAACCTAGCTGATCTAGATGCCAAGGATTAGCACTAGCTTTCATTTTCACATGAGTTTATCCACTAACCCGCACGTAATGCCAAGATTTTGCACTTGCCAAGGTTTTGCACTGGCGCAACCCACCTAACCGGTGAGTTGCAACTAAGACGACTTGGTCGCGACTTGAGCGTATACGTCGCGAATTGAACGTATGAGGCACGAATGCAGTATTTTAGTCGTAACGCATACGTATTAGTCACGAATTAAACGTATGAGTCGTGACCGATCAGTCACCGCACCAGATATGACCCACCCATTATAGCACGAAAAACAATACCCCTACGAAAAATAAGTTATAAATATTCCTTGCACAAGCCTGGAGCTTGAGGTATAATTTTGGCGCACCCAAATGCGAATGATTCTCATTCGCTGCCTGGCCGAATAAGAATCATTCCACCAGGTACACGTAAAAAAGCCCGGACAATCCGGGCTTTTGTCTTTAAAAATCATATTCGTCAAAATACGGGGCATAGCTTTTACCCGTATGTCGATCAATAAAATTCGGGTTAATACCACGCCATTTATTAGCCCAGTATTTAGCGCTGCGTTCGTTCAGAAAAACCTGAACTGGCCTAGCGTCATATTCATAACCGGTAACGCCACGGTCGGCCATCGAGAATTCCGGTCGATAAGATTTTGTCTTAAAGATGGAATAAAAGGTATCATTCCAATCCTTCGGAACCCTTGCGCGAATAATAACCTTTTTAGGGTTACCACAATGATCCAAAACCCAAACGGATTTACCGGCTTTAATGTCGGCTTTGCGTGCGAGTGAATGACGGGACATATAACCCCCTAATTTAAGACAATGGGAAACTTAACAACCCGTTGAAGCCATATAACCTCAACGCGGGAATAATCCGTATAGTTATCAATGCCAGCATTGAAAAACCGGAATTTATCCAAGTAATCCGCCGCTTTGTTGATAATCAATGCGCGGGCATCCTGAACTGACAAACCGTTAAATTCGGTAATCCCGCCCATTTCATCAAAGTTAACCGTCAGCATCGCCATGATTAAAACCAATTAATCGAGGGGAAAACCATGGACAGATAGCCCAAAATCGTAAAGAGCCCCAAAACGGTAAAAATCAAACCAACGGCTTTAGAAAACAAATTCTGGCCAGAAAAAAGAAACCACAAACCAAACACAAACATAGCCAGAAAATCGAGAATGAGAATCAGTTGCAAAGACATAATGCCCCCATGAAAAAATCTTTTGCATGGCTATTATACCATGCAAAAGGGTTTTTCAACCCTTTTGTTTTTGCCCGGTTATTCCGGGGCATGCCCGTTATCGGCGGCCATCTGGTCGGCGGTGGCGTCATCGTGCGCCGTGCTGACGGATTCAGACAGGGCCTTGAAAATGGCGGCCAGTGCGGTTTTGTTGCATTTCGTCAGCGAATCGGTGTCGTTTTCGTTCAGGCGGAGAATCGCGCCGATTGCGTCCGCGTGGTCATCCTTTTTAACCGAAGGTTCCCCGTTTTTGGTGGTGTAAGCCTTCTTTTTGTAAACCCCTTCGCGCGACAGCTTCGCCACGATGGAGCGGGCGGTCTTGCCCAGTTCAGCGGCCAGCTTTTCCACGGTTTCCGCCGTAGGGTTTGCCACGTAGGCTTGCACCATGCTGGCGGTTTGTTCAGCGGTATAGTTCACGGCCTTTTCAGTCTTAGCGGTCATTTTGAAGCATCCTTAAAAATGGATTGTAACACAAAATCTTAGGTTTTATTTTTTTATCGCCCTTTGCTGCGATATGGGTTTATTATAACACGGTTTTTTAGCGCTTTGCAAGTATTTTCGGAATTTATTTTTTCTTTCCTTTTCTCGCGTTGTGCCAGTTTCCCGGCATGTGTAGATTATACATGAATCCCGCCGCCAGGTATGACCCTACGAAAAATAGGTTTTTATTGACAATGCACCAGGTTTAGCGTATGCATGCGGCCAGGCCTACTGCTATCATTTTAATAGCAAAATCGGCGCCTGCCCTATTATAGCACACAAACCTGGCCCTGTGTCAATACCCTACAAAAATAAAGTTATTGACAAGTCGCCAGGCTTGATGTACCAAAAATTTGTAAATGATTCTCATTCCACCAGGTACACGTAAAAAAGCCTCGATTAATCGAGGCTTTTTAGTAACTGGGGGCCATTATACCATCATATTCTACGCCAGTTTCTAAGGATAGTAGCTTTGCCAGTGATTTAAATTCTTTACCATGCCCATAATCCCAAAATCCGTTTTCGGCTTGCCATGCGTGAATTAACTCATGCAAAATAACTTTAATTGGATCATGCGCTTTAATCGAATAGTCGATTACATGATGTTGCCCGAATTTTTCAGTGTATGCAAAGGTATAGTAACCTAACGCAGTATGCGCAACTTTATCGACTTGCTTTCTTATTATCCGCTTATGTTCTTTATAAACGATGCGCCGTTTTAGGTCCAAAACCTTAAGCGCCTTTTTAACCAGTTTACTGTTTTCCATAATAGATAATGCCCCGGATTATCTCCGGGGCATCCTCATTACATGAAAATAATCTGTCGCTGGCCGTTAACGTAGGTTACCACGTTTGCAAGCTGCCAGCTACTGGGGCCAATGTTATAACCCATTTCCAGCGAACCCGATACGCCCGCAGTGTAGCATGCGCCGGTAATGCTGGGGGTGTGTGTATGGCCCGTATTCATGGGGATTCCCAATGTACGGAACTGGGCAGGGCTGCCCCGGCTGCCGTTGATACCCGTATGTCCATGACAGCCCATTTCAACGCCCGCCATCATAACGGATTCGTCAGTTTCATGGAATACGATTTGTTGCGAGTATCGGCCACCCCCGATTTCATAATATGCGAATTTCAGCATATTAAAATCAGAATTGCCAGTTTCTGCAATATGCGTATAAAGTGCAGTAGTGCAGCGCAAGTAAGTCAGCGCGTTTACTGGGTCCGTTTTGAAGTCGGCATTTTTCAGCCACGTATTAATCGCCAGATCATGATTCGATTCGATAACGTGGACATTTACCCCAGTTTCTGCAATCGCGTCAATAATGCGCGCCACGGTTTTAACGTCGCCCTCTACCGTATTATTAGCCACGGTTTGCGCGAACATAAAAGCGCAATCCTTAACGTTATGATGGTTCCGGCTGGAAAAATCCATTACATCATGCAAAAGCACGTTTTCAGGCTGAAACCGGGCAATTTCAGCGCGGATTTTATCGAGATTTTCAGCAGTCATTTTTTCCGCGTGAATATCCCCGAATTGCAGCGCTTTTACATCGCCATCTGTCTGGTTAAATGCCCCTTGCGCATTAAAAAACATATCCTCATCAAAGAAACCGGTAGATTCTGGCATCAGCTCCAATTGACGCACCACGGCCGGACCAGTACCGCGAGTATCGACAACCAAAGCGCCAATGTTATGTTCAGTAGCGGCCACCGCGCCAGCTTTGCGCGTGATGTAATTACGCTTTGTAATGCTGCCCGTCGAATACAGCACCTTACCGCGTGCATGCTTGAGCGAAGCCGTGCATTTGAGGGAGATTTTCACAGCCGGGATGATAATGTCAATGCCTGCGGGCGTGATACCCTCGAAACCCGAAAGCGGATTTTTTGCCGTGGGCAGTACGTTTGCCTGTGCAACAAAATCAATTTTGCCCGCGATACGGATTTGTTCATTGACAATGTATTGCACAATTTCAGGGGCATAATAAATGCCATCCTCGAATTGTTCCACGGATTGGAACCCGTTTTTGTTGTACGTGGTTTTTGCCACCAGCAACCGCGCGCCAGTATGTTCACAGTAAGAACGCAGCGCACCCAGCATTACCGCATCCACATCGGTGTTATTTTGCGCCGTAGTTACCACGTACAACCCAGCAGGCAATTCGGTCACATGCGCGCCGGCATCATCTACGCCAGCAGAAACCGGCTTTGCTGCGTCCTTTTCTTGCTTTTCGATGGCTTTGCGCGCCTTATCCTGTGCCACCAGATGACGCCGCAGGGTTTCGCTTTCCAGAATCGCATTAACTGCCTCGATTGGCTGATTTTCGTAATCGGCCAATTGCATCATTTCCTTGACAATTTCGGCCTTTTTATCGGCCTTCTTTGCGCGGAAATAGCCCAGAGTTTGCGCAGTAATGATAACTTCTTTTTCGTTCATGGTTAGCCTTAAAATACCGGATACCGCCGGATTATCGCGGATTGTAGCGTTTTGCTGCAATGAGGAAATTATAACACGGTTTTTTGAGGAAACCGCCAAACCTGAAAATTATTTTTTAATGCCCCTGTTTCGATGGTACATAAACCCCACGGATTCCGAAGCGGTCGCAAACTGCTTTCAGGTATTGGATATTATCTTCATAAAAGACAAAATCCGCAGCCTTAAAAGGTTTCAGGTTGAAAAACCGCGCCAGTCCGTTGATTTTCAGGGTTTTCCCCGATTGATTATCCCCCGGCTTACGTGAGATAAAATGATCTGGCATGCCCAGCACGTTATTCACAAATTCCCAATCGGGGGCATGCATTTCACGCGCAGTAGCGATAACCGTAAAGCAATTTTCATCGCGCAGGTCCGCCCGGTATTGTTCCGCAAGGGGCAAAAGGGAATCATCCATTGCCAGATGCTGATTTTCGCGCCAATGCGCTAAGTCGATGCGTTCGCCCGCATCATCAATAATGGTCCGATAACGATGGCTGGAATCCACAATTGTCCCATCCATATCGTAAATTGCAACACGATTAATTTTAGCCATGATTGAATTATACCACGTAGTTAAAGAAGCCAATAACGTTTGCCGTGAAATAAACCCCTTGCAGCGCAATAAAATTACGCTGGCGATACATCACAGCAGAGAAAAGGAGACAAGCGCTAGACAGAAGAAAAAACGGATACCCGTATTTTCCCAATGCAAGGGCCACCAAAAACGCGCCAATAATACCGGCTGCGGTTCCAATGGTTTCAATGAATTTAAGTTTAGTCATAATAAGCTGCAATAGCCCCATTATATTCTGCCACGGTTGCAAAAGTCAAGCCCTTTTCCTTCGCCCATTTTGCGAACTCCTGGTGCTCTTTCGTGCTGTATCGTTTTGTCATGTGTAGATTATAGCGAGAAAATCCAGCGTATTTTTAACCCTACAAAAATAAGCTATTATTAAATTCCTTGCACGCGCCAGGTTTGTGTGATATAATTTTGGCGCACCCATGCTATCAAAATGATAGCTTGAAAAGATATGACCCACCCATTGTACCATAAAAGACGCCTAAAATAATAACCCTACAAATAATAAGTCTCTTGCACGCGCCAGGAATACGTGCTACAATTATGACGTGGTAATGTGGGCCCAAAATCGGCGCACCCAAATGCGAATGATAATCATTCGCATTTGATGCAAAGCCCTTTCGGGCTTTGCTTATGAGGCACCGAAGAACCAAGCGATAGTATCCGCTTCGTTTTCAAGATTCATATCAATATTTTGACCACCGGATTCAGTGCGGCGAGACATAGTTTGCTCGTTAAACCAGCGATCGAGCGCCAAATACTGGCCCACCTTAACGCGGAATTTGTCGTCTTTGCTGCATTGTGCTACAGCAAAACGCACGAATTCAGAATCGAGACGGTTAGGTACAGCCGGGACCACAACCACCACAATCCCATGGTCCGGGTAAGTGAACATTGCACCACCCGCCGCCAGCAGTTGTTTTTTCAAAAACTTGCGTTCGTCGCGTTGTTCAGCGGTCAACTTAGGGGTATTCTTTGCCATGATTGAAAATTTCCAGAAAAAGTTAAAAAGGTTTCTGCTACGTGGGCACAATGGCCCACGGCGGCCAGGATTAGTCGTTCAAGGGCTTGCTATTCGCCAGGGCAAGCATTACCGCTTTCAGCGCGGTCTTGTTCGCCTTAGTCAACGAATCTGTATCAGCTTCGGACAGCTTGAGGATTCGCCCGATGGTTTCGGCGTGAGTGTCTTTCTTAACCGGCTTTTCGCCAGTCTTCGAGACATATTCTTTCTTTTTGTAAATGCCCATACGGGACAGCTTCGCCACAATCGAGCGGGCCGACTTGCCCACCAGTTCACCCAGTTGTTCTACGGTGTAGCTACCGGATGTGTAACCATCACGCAGGATGGTTTCTTGTTCAGCGGTGTAGTTCGCTACCTTTTCAGCTTTTGCGGTTGCCATTATCGAAGCTCCTGTTAGGATGTATCACGATTTACGGGTTTTATGCAGTTCCCGATTACTGCCTATGTGTCTATTATATCCCTGTTTTCCCTACTTTGCACAATCTTTTTATTTTATTTTATTTTATTTTCAGATTGTGATAAGTATTAGGGGGCAATCCATATTGCACCATCATGGATTTCCATAACGGGCCGTGGGCTTGTCGTTTAGTGGCAGGCGCCGTCCAGCACCCGTACAGCAAACGGTCAGCCGCATGGATTAATTCATGGGCTAGAATTTCCAGCACCATTTTACGTTTATTTTCCTCGAACTGATACAGCTTAAAGCTCAGTTCAATAAAGCTCGCATCATGCTCGCACCATCCCGCAGTCGTGCGCAAGCGTGCATTAATTCTAAGCTCGGGCGCTTTATGTGCTGCCAGTGCTGGCCATAAGCGAATCATTCGCGCCCAATGCTTACCCACATATGGGATAACTTCAGCATACATCTGATCTTTAGTCATGCTGATATTATACCCCATTCGACCCTATCTGATTCAGTGTTACAAACTGTTACACCTATCAACGCGCATCCATAAAGCCACGTTCCCATTCATGCCATTCTGCCGTGCCCATAGCATAAGGGTTAGAGTGTGTACGCTGTACGCCTGCGGGTTGATTCTTAATAATCATCCACGTATTGCGCCCGCCGATGTATGCTTGGGACATAGTGTTACCCTTAGTTGTATCGTTGCACATGATACGATTATATCACGGTTTCATTACGCATACAAAGTAGTATGCGAAAGGTCCGCCGATAAGTACAGCCATAAGGCATGCATGTATCAGATCACGCGCCAGGTACTGCAGTTCTTTTTTCATCATGGTATGAATTCTAACACAGAAAAATTGAAATTTGCAAAAGAAAAGTGTAACAGTTTGGGGTGACAGCTTTACAAACTGTTACACATTATTCCTTGCGAAATTTTGTCAGGTGTGGTACAATAGTAGAGGGGATATTAGACTGTTGTTTCCATACCACACCGGTGGCCCTCCGTCACGTAAACTTATAGAATTTTTCCACAAAAGTATTTTGTACGCAGAAGCATAGCTAGACGCCCCAATCGCCCCATATTCCCCAATTACCACCTACGCCCCAACCATGCTTCCATTTTCTCAAACTCAGGTTTGGAAATATTCAACGCCTGAAGCCACCCCTCGAAGTATTCCACAAGTTGATCGCTTTTCTCATGCGTCCCAAGATGATACTTCCTGAAGTCCTTGTAGTTCTGTACTTTGTCGGCACACAGCATATCATTCACAGCCGGTATAACTGATAGCTTGATAGGTTTCCCAACTTCCCCAAGAAGATGCCGATTAGTCACATTGCGGTACTCTAGAGCGTAGAATAACACATTTTTGCTCATGTATTCTCCCACTAGCGCAATGTTATTCTTTAGGTCCTCGTCATTCTGCAGCATAGGGTGGACGATGTAAGCTGCAATAGCTTCATCGTCTTTAATGTTAAGGTACCTTAACATTAAATCTGCACCTTCATGAATGTGATTCATTAAAGGCACCTTACTTCTAGCGGTCGTTCTATTTCCATAGAAAACTCTAATAAGTTTATATGCCTTCTTTATCTCTTCATAGTACACGTAAAAATCTCCCTAGTTTAGTCCACCAATGATTTTGTAGATTAGTATGTGCGATACTCAGTTGAATGTGGTCGTTAAACATCTTAACGAATCCAGGATTATCAAACAGCTTTAGCATATCATCGTATGCTTTGTCTAGTTGTTCAGTCATAGCGGTTTTCTAAAGTCCAACTGTGGGTAGATTCCTTCACACGTATTACTAATAGGCCTAGGTCTAGTTACTCGCATATCTACTGTAATAGGCTTTTTTGGACGCAGAAAGAAATCTATTACCGTAGATTTACTAAGCCTAGCATTAAATTCATCTTCAGTAATTCGTTGCTCATACCACGACCACTTGAAGTTCTTACGATCCCAGCCGTCGGGGTCCATGACTACATGTTGATGGATTTCGTTCCATTCTTCGCTTGTTTTTAGATCAATCATAGTTTTGCTCTCATCTTTTTGTACCATGGTAATTTATTGAAAGTGTTGATAGCTTTCATCCGCTCCCAGAAAACCTCATCTAGTGCACGGTACATGTCTCTAGCAGCTTTTAGTTCTGCTCTTAGCTTGTTAATAATCTCAGGGTCTTTTAGCTGATTTTCAGCATCAATAGCTCTAGCTTCTTGTTCATCAGCATAGTATCCTACCTTATCTAGTTGTTCCTCTAAGCTAGTAATTTCGACCCTACACGAGCGAAGATCAGCAGTAACTTCTTTATAGGTATTTAAAACCTTCTCAATAGGGTCAAACGTACTAGAGTTTTGTAGAAGGTAGCTTACTGCTTCCCAGTTGTAGCGATCTGGCTTAGGGTAGTTAGTATTAAGCTGAGGACGTAGAGCGTGGATGAAATATGCTTCAAACATGTCTAGGTAGTCTGGATGACAGTTTAGCATCACGGTAAAGTGTGCTACTCCTAGGTTCATGTTGTAAGCTACCTGAAGCTTACGAGCTGCTCTATTCATCAGAAAGTCTTTTTGATGCTCGTCCCATCTAGTGCCGAGGTTGATTGACTGTCCGATGTAGAACTCCCCTCTAGGAAATTCTATCTTATAAATGCCTGAGTTCATTACTTTCCTTAAAATGATATTATACGACTTTTCAGAAAGGGTTACAAGATAGAAATTTTTGTTGTACTTGCTTGTGTTGGTTCTGAACCGAAATTATTAGGTTGTTTACGTGGTCTCGGTGGCTAGAATTATTGGGAACTCCGTGATACTTGAGTGCAATATTCTTGCTTGCGAGTTGGTCGTTGAACGTGTATAATTTATCCTAGACGTTGTAAATTAACGTCTAAATGGAGGTATTATGGAACAACAACTCCCAATTCTATCTGAAGAGGTAGATAAGGAATGCAAACCATACGATACGTATGGTTTGAAAACGAAGGAAGACAAAATGGAACATATTGTAACACAGGCACCTAGTAATGATGCTGCCCTAATTGCTGCACTAACCGCTAATCGTGGTGGTGGTGACGGCCTAGGTTTTGGCGGCATGGGTATGGGCGGCCTGTTAGTCGGCGCTCTATTAGGAAGCAACGGAGGTCTCTTCGGCGGCAACCGTAACAACGTAGAAGGCGTAGTAACGCCTACAATGCTATCTAGCTCACTAGATGGCGTAATGGCCAACAGCAACAACACGGCTATTCAAACCAAGCTAGGTACTATTGAAGCAGCTATCCCTTATAACGAAGCACAAATGCAACTAGCTTTAGCTGGTAGTACTGCAAGTATTCTAGGTGCTGCACAGCAAAATGCACTATCTATTGCTAATGGTGTCGCTAACACGAACCAGTCAATTAACAACGCTATTGCGACTTCTCTAGAGTCACAAAACCGTCTAAAAGACAATATTACTAGCACAGGTGCAGCTAATCTAGCCGCAACTAACCAAGTAGGTAACCAGGTACAGCAAAATGCGTTCATTCTTGCCCAAGCTATTACAAATGATGGCGAGCGTACTCGTGCTCTTATTACTAGCCAGTATGAAGCTAATCTACAGCGTGAACTAACAGTAGCACAAAATGCTCTAACAGAACAGCGTAATGCTGCTCGTGTTCGTGAAGTAGAAGTGAATGTTACAAACAACGCTACAGCTACTGCTCAACAATCACAAGCGCAATATCAACAACAGCAACAATTACAACTATTAGTGCAACAAAATGCTCTAATTAGTAATCTAGCTAATGATATTCAAATGGTACGTCAAGGTCAAACTATTTTCAATAGTGGAACCATGGCAGCTAGTGGTACTCAAGCAGCCGCTAACACACGCGTGAACTAAGATAAATAAGCCTCCTCTTTAGGAGGCTTATTTTTTGGCTTGACATTTTTTAGGGTACGTGATAGACTAAGGGGAATGAGATTTTCGGAGAATAATAATGAGTACTACTAAGAATCTGCCAGCTAGAACCCCTGCAGAAGTTTTAACAATAGCACCTGAAGCACTAGAAGTAGCTAATACTTATCTTCAGTACCAAGACATTAAAGAAACAGCAAGATTATGCGACATTCCTACTCAGCTTGTAGCTGAGATATTGTCGCGTCGTGAAGTTAAGGCTTATATTGATGAAGTCTTTATTAACGTAGGTTTTAACAACAGGTTTAAAGCCCGTGCTGCAATGGATGCTTTGCTTACTAAGAAGTTCCAAGAAATGGAAGAAGCTGACGTTGGTAGCAGCAAAGATATTACAGAATTAATGGCATTGTCACATAAAATGACAATGGACCACATTAACGCCCAGATTAAGTTAGAAGAACTGAAAGAAAAGAACATTAAGAATCAATTAAATGTTCAGATTAACAATAATGCCGAGGGTGGTGGAAGTTCATACGAAAAACTACTACACGCCCTAATGGGTGAAGGAAGAACAGTCTAATGCTATTTATCTCTAGACCCGACATTAGCCCAGATACGCTTACAGAGTACCCACAGTCTACTAGGTTCATTAAGCTACCTATTAAACCGTATCTGAAGCTATTACCTGCTAAGGACCCTGACACAGGACTTCCTTCTAATGCATGGGAACAAATCAATCGCCCTCAAACAGCACTAATTAATGCGTTAAATAATCCGGCTTACCGTTTTATTTGCGCAGCTTTGTCACGTCGTCTTGGTAAGACCTACATTTGTAATATTGTAGCACAACTTGTAGTACTAGTACCAGGCAGTAACGTACTTATTATTTCCCCTAACTATTCTCTATCTAGTATTTCGTTCGAACTACAAAGAACACTAATTAAACAGTTCGACCTAGAAGTAACCCGTGACAACTTAAAAGATAAGGTTATTGAATTAGCAAATGGCTCCACAGTACGTATGGGTTCCGTTGGTACTGTAGACTCTGTACTAGGTCGTTCTTATGACCTAATTCTGTTTGACGAAGCAGCTATTTCTGAACATGGCGAAGAAGCCTTCAACATTCAATTACGTCCGACCCTAGATAAGCCAGGTGCTAAAGCTGTATTCATTTCTACTCCTCGTGGTAGAATGAATTGGTTCTCAAAGTTCTTTGATCGCGGACTTTCTGACGAGTACCCAGAATGGTGCTCACTACAAGCAGACTATACTGAAAATCATCGTATGTCTGAAAAGGACGTAGCAGAAGCCAGAAAGAGTATGTCTAAAGCCGAATTCGAACAAGAATACATGGCTTCATTCACTAGCTTCCAAGGACAGATTTTCAACTTTGACCCTACTCATGTACAGGATTATGCACCCGAAGATAAGGCAGAACCATTAGCAGGTCTAGACCCAGGCTATAAAGACCCTACTGCTATGGTAGTTATAATGTACCATCCGATTACAGATTTGTATTGGATTGTAGACGAGTACCAAGAAGAAGGACTTACTACAGCTGTACACGTAGAAACTATAAAACCTCTTCTGGAAAAATGGGAGGTAGACACAGTTTTCGTAGATAGTGCAGCAGCCCAATTTAGTGCCGACTTAGCTTATGAGTACGATATTGCTACTGCCAAAGCTAAAAAGGACGTACTACCAGGTATTGCCAAAGTTCAGAATATCATTGAACAAGGAAAACTACGTGTAGCCCCACACTGTACTAACGTTCTAGCTTGTCTAGACCAATACAGATGGGACCCTAAGGATAGCTTACAGAAAGAGCGTCCAGTACACGACAAGCATTCACATATGGCAGATGCCATCAGGTACTGCGTGTACTCGTTTGTAACGTAAAAATATCCCTCCGCAAAAATGAGCTTGACCTCACACGTTTACTAGGTTATAATTTGAACATCACGAAAATTGCATAAGAAAAATAATGGCAGTTAACACTAATAAACGTATACCGGTCAAGCACATCCGGGATGGGGCTAAAGCAGCCTATAACAAACAGGCTCACTGCTACATTTGTGGCACTAGTGAAGAATTAGAATTGCATCACACGCACTCTCTTACCCTGCTACTAAATAAGTGGGCAAAAGAAAAAGGCTATGATCTTTCGACTGACGAGCTAGTTTTAGCTATTAGAGACGAGTTTATTCAGGAACACCGTTACGAGTTATACGATGCAGTTTATACCTTATGTAATCCGCATCATGTAAAACTTCACAGTGTGTACGGAAAAGCTCCTCCACTAAGTACGGCGGATAAACAAAGCAAATGGGTAGAAGTTCAAAAGTCCAAGTTCGATGGTACGTATGTAGCACCTAAGACTTCGTTATTTGGAGCCTTTACATAAGGACGAATAATGGGATTTTGGAACAATATCAGAACCAAGCTTAATCCTGCGCAAGTAGAGATTAATAGAGAGCAAGGTGATCAAGGCAGTGATCAAAAGATTACTTACTTACAAGCCTTCGATAAATTAGAATCAGTAAATCGCGGCGTTAATATGATTGTTAACGCTTGCGCATCTTTAGAGTACGATGTTAAGGATAAGCTCCCTGATAGCGTAGCTCCTACACTAAGACAAAAAGCTGTACATCAGCTACTAAATTTCAGACCTAACCCTTACCAATCTATTCAGGATTTAAGAACCGCAGTGTTCCTAGACTTTATTTTAGAAGGTAACGGTTTCATGTATTACGACGGTGCGTTCTTATACCACCTACCTGCTAAGTCAGTAGAAGTCCTTTCAGATCCATTAACCTTTGTAAAAGGGTATAAGTATGGTGAAACGACCTTCAAAGCAGATGAAGTAATTCATATCAAAGATTCAAGTTCAACGTCAATTTACCGTGGCACTTCTAGATTGAAGTCTGCGGAACGCAACATTGAAATTCTGTACTCGATGCAGAAATTCCAGCAACAATTCTTTGATAACAATGCGATCCCTGGTCTTGTGTTTAGTTCCGAAAATACTCTTAGTAACATTGCTAAAGAAAAGACCATATCGCATTGGCTTCAAAAGTTTAGTCCCAAAAATGGTGCTAGACGGCCAATGATTCTAGATAGCGGGTTAAAGCCAGTTAAAATCTTTGAAACAAACTTCAAAGAAATGGACTTTGACGTATCTATCAAAACACACGATGTAAAAATATTAAAGAGTCTAGGAGTACCTCCAGTACTACTAGATGGCGGCAATCAAGCCAATATTTCTCCAAACATGCGCCTGTTCTACTTAGAAACAGTATTGCCAATCGTACGTAAGTACGTATCAGCATTAGAACGCTACTTTGGTTACGACATTGAAGCTATTACAACAACAGTTTCAGCATTACAGCCTGAACTAAGAGAATTAGGAGCCTTCCATACTGGTCTAGTAAATGGTGGCGTTATTACCCCTAATGAAGCACGTGCAGAGTTACGCTTCAAGCCTATCGCAGGACAGGATGAAATCAGAGTACCTGCAAATATTGCTGGGTCCGCTGCTAACCCTTCTGAAGGCGGGCGTCCTGCCGGTAAAAAGCCGACAGCAGCACCAGACGAAGAAGACAACTAAGGACTCTTATGAAAACTAAGGCGTTTGCCAAAGATAAGATTCTACACCTTGATAGCGTATTCCTAAAAGAAGATTCGGCCGAAGGCCCAGTTTTTATTAGCGGATACGCTTCTACTGTAGATATCGATAGAGCTAATGACGTTGTTCCTGCTCATGTGTGGGCTAAGGGCATCGAAAATTACCTAAAGAATCCAGTTATTCTAGCGCAACATGACCATTCAAAGCCGATCGGTAGAATGGAAGAGCATAGAATTGACGAAAAGGGCCTGTGGATTAAGGCCAGAATCTCCCCTGCAGCAGAACATTATTTTGGACTAATTAAAGACGGTGTAGTTACCGCCTTCAGTATTGGTTTCAGAGTTCTAGACGCTGCTTACGATCACATTACAGATGTATTTGTGGTAAAAGAGCTAGAGCTTACTGAAATCAGTGCAGTAGCTGTCCCTTGTAACCCTAACACGCTGTTTAGTTTATCAAAAGCATTTGATAGCGAACAAGCGTATAACGATTTTAAAAAGCAATTCACACCCGAAAGCTCGTCAGCTAAAGGGCTCGACTCCTCAACGGAAGTGGATAGCACAAACCCTAAAAAGGAATTTAATATGAATGAAGACGAAATCAAGGCTATGGTAGCTGCTGCTGCTAAACAAGCTGCTGCCGATGCACTGGCAACTAAGGCTAAGGCTGATGCCGAAGCTGCTGCAGCTGCTAAGGCTAAGGCCGATGCTGATGCTGAAATTGAAGCTCGCGTAAAGGCAGCTGTAGCTGCTTCTGTAAGCTCAGGTCAATCCGGTGCAGAAAAGCTACTAGCTGAAGTTGAAAAGCGTATCAACGACGCTACCGAAGCTAGCAAAAATGTTCTAGCTGGTCTAGAAGCTGAACTAGCTCAAAAGGCTAGCGAACTAAAGGCTATCCAAGAATCAAAGATGAAGTTTGGTCAAGATGGCGCAGGTTCTACTTATACAGAACGTGAAACAGCTTTCCTACTAAGTAAGATGAGCGGTAAGAGCATTGAAGCAACCAAGTATGGCCGCTCAGTGATCGAAAAGGCTGGTCCTCACCAAGCAAGTCAAACATGGGAAACAGAAGTATCCCTAAACATGGAAAACGAAGTACGTCGTCGTCTAGTAGTAGCTCCTACGCTACGTCAGATTCAGATGGCTACTAACGTAATGACCCTACCTATCAACCCAGAAGCTGGTTATGGTACATGGGTAACGAACGCACAGTTCGGTACCTCTGCTTCAGCTGGTGCGGCTCAAACCCATCAACTAAAAGAACTAACTATCAACGCGTACAAACTAGCTACTAGTGAATACCTAGCTTACGAAGAAGAAGAAGATAGCCTATTAGTGCTAACTCCTATCATCCGTGACGCTATGATTCGCCGTGTTGCTAAGTCCGTTGATAAGGCATTCCTAGTAGGCGTAGGTTCAGGTGCTGATCCAGTTAAGGGTCTAGCTATGTTCGACACAGTATCAGCTGTTACGTCACCAGTTGCTAATAAGGCAACCGTTGCTAACATGATTGCTCTACGTAAGGACCTAGGTGCATGGGGTCTATCTCCATCAGAACTAGTGTATGTAGTTTCTACAGACGTTTACTACGATCTATTAGAAGACACGCTATTCCAGACAGTAGATAAGATCGGCGATAAGGCTACTCTACTAACTGGTCAAATCGGTGCTATTGGTAACACTCCAGTTATCGTAAGTGCTGAACTACCAGCTAAGGCTTCTGGTTCTACTGGTGCTGCTACTAACGTAGGCGCTCTAGTTTATCACAATGGTAACTTCCTAGTAGGTAACCAACGTGGTATGCGTTTTGATACACAAGACCTAGTTGAAACACAACGTAAGGTAATGGTAGCTAGTCTACGTACTGGTCTACAACAAGTTACTACTAACCTAGGCGGTGCAGTATCCGCTTTCCGTTGGGTAGTGTAATTTAAATTAAGGATCTGGTTTCAACCAGATCCTTTTAACAAGGCCTCAATAGCCTTGTTAAAAGGAGAACAAACATGGGACTTCCCTTAGTAACTTTAGCCGAATATAAAGCGTATGCAGGGATCGCTAACCCAAAAGAAGATGCTGATATTGAGCTCCTTATAGTCAAGATCAGTGCATACGTTAAAAACCTATGCCGCAGAACTTTTATCGACTATGCTAGCACTCCAAAAGTAGAGATTCATAGTGGCGGTTTCAGTAACATTATTACTGAAGAATACCCTATCTTATCTGTAAATAGCGTAGAATCAAGCTCTGATTACGGAGCTACTTATACAGCTTACACTGACTTCGTACACGATAAACGTAGAGATGAAATCGTGTGCACCAATGGGATTTTTCCAGAAGGTGTTAACGCATTAAAGGTTACATACACTGCCGGGTTCGCCGCAATACCTGAAGACTTAAAACTAGCTGTATTTGACTTAATTACTTACTACCGTAAGAATGATTCTAGTATTCACTCGACTAAAGCACCAGGCACAAATGCTGTGCAGATTGAATACATTACTAGTTCCGCCTTACCTATTCATATTCGTAGAGTGCTTGAACTATATATAGCGGATTACACATGAGAGCAGATAAAGTAGTAGCCCATTTGCTAGACATTATTAAAAAGGACTTTAAAGTACCTTCTAATGATGACTATCACGTAATTGATGTATCTTACCAGACATTAAAAGTATCAGATATTAATCTGACCCTAGCTGATCACAAGCTACTACTTGACGCTTTCCAAGAAGATTTTGTATTTAGTGTAAACTTATCAAAATCAGTTCGTATAATTAAGGACATAGCAACTTCAAAAGACTTTATTACTTTTGTAAACGACCCAACCTATGGTCAGTTTATTCTAGGTAGAAGTTTTAGTACTATGCAGACCAAAGTTGCAGCTATTTTACAAAGAGTAAACGCTAGTGCAGCTTTTTCTGGCGGAGAAGGTATAGCAGGTGTAGAGCTTGGACCACCGACACCTTTATCTACTAAAGCAGTCAAACTTATCTCTAGACTACCGCTAAGTGCGGCCAAACCAATACTACGAGAATTAGACGAACTTTATAGCACGTACAATATTACAGCCTCCTATGCTTTCGATAAGAGCGAAGTAGACCTAAGTAATATTTTAGGTACTGCTGCCATTATAGTTAGTATTAGAAGTGAAGCATTTAGCTCAGCGTATAAGCAAGCAGAAGCTAAACTAGTTAAGAGTATAGTTAAATATGTATCATCGGAAGAATTCGTTGACGGTTTAGTAACTTCAACGCAAGGATTCGATTCCATAGTTAATAATATTGCCTCTCTAGTAGTAAAAGCAGTTTCTGGTAAGCCTATAGCTCCTAAACAAAAAGAAAAAGCCACTTCTAAGGGCAACGTTAAACCCAAGCACGTACCACAAGCATCAGTTAGCAGGTTACCCCCGTTACGAGATAAATCAGGTAAGTTCTATTCTTTAGCCAGTTTACAAGTATTACTAGATTTAATGCTTGCTGACCAAGTTAAAAAGAACATGGGTGACGGTACTAGAAAAGATATTTTAAACTACAGAACTGGCAGATTTGCCGAATCTGTAAAAGTTGATAGGCTTACACAGTCTAAAACAGGTATGATTACTGCGTTTTACACGTATATGAAATACCCGTATCAAACATTCGAGCCTGGATTCAGACAAGGTAGTCCAGCATCTAGAAACCCAAAGTTACTGATAAGCAAATCTATTCATGAAGTAGCAGCTACTCAGGTAGCTAACAGACTAAGAGCATTACCAGTATGAGTATAGGTATTTATAGACTAGTATTTAGTGGCACTACTAAGTGTTATATAGGACAGTCCGTAAACATAGAAAAAAGATACTTGCAACATATTCAGTCTTTTAAAAATAGAACTGCCACTAAAAAGCTAATTGATGCTCATACTTTATATGGGTTACCTACATTAGAAATTTTAGTAGAATGCGAGATAATAGAACTTAATGATAACGAAGAGTTAGCTATCAGTATCTTTGATGCTGTAAATAACGGGTTTAACACATACAGTAGTGCCACAGAAACACCATATGGCAAAGGCTTAGACGCAGGTAATTCTAAATATACAGAAAATGAGTTGCGTCAGGCATACTTACTGTTAGATACTCAATATAGTCTAACATATCAGGAGATATCAGATAAAGTCGGTATACCTAGCTATATAGTAGCTAATTTGGCAAGAGGGGATAGCCATGAGTGGCTAAAACTTGAATACCCTGAAATAGCCGCGTATCTGGCCTCCGATACCGCAAAAGCCGTAAGGAGAGACATAAGTAGTACGGCTATAATGACTAAAAATTCTGCTAGTGCACGTGGTATTCAATATCCATCATTGAAACATAAAGATGGTAGAATAGCTTCTAATATTGAAAATATGCGACAATTTGCTAGAGATAACGATCTTAGAGCAAATCACTTAAATGAAGTGGTGCATAGAAAGAGAAAATCATGCGGAGGATGGTCACTAAATGAGTAGAAGAACATCTATAGTTAATGCTATTGTAGAAAAGCTTAAAATAATTGATGGTACTGGAGATTTTAAAACTAATCTATACGATCAAGCACATGCTAAACTTGTATTTTGGGATAGCGTGGCCACTATGCCATCTGTTTATGCAGTGGCCGGAGCAGAACAGCGTGAGTATCTACCGGGTAATTTTGCTTGGGGATTCTTAAACGTAGCTCTTAAAGTGTATTGTAAAGGCGAAACCGCCCAAAAAGAGCTCGAAGATCTTTTAGAAGATATTGAGCGTGTTATCAATGCTAACCGAGTACTACAATATGGGCCTTCAGTTCCTGCGTATACTCCGCCAGACCCTGTACCGCCTACAGTTTATGAAGGCGAAACTACAGAGATTCTGATAACTTCTATAATTACTGATGAAGGTTTATTGGACCCATACGCAGTAGGGGAAGTTAATCTTCAAGTACGTTATCAAATAGTAATTTGATAGCCCTGATAGAGTAATAATACCGCCGCAGATAAATATCTAGCTAGAGTAACACTGCTCTATCCTATATAAAAAGGAAATGAAATATGTCATTTAATCTAATCCGTAATAGTCGTGTATTCTTCACGACTAACGTGAATGCGGAAACTGGTGTAGTTAATACTACTGGTTTCCTGCCAACTAACACTCGTGAAATTCAAGTGCTAGACGGTTTTAGTTTCAGTCAGAATACGACAAGTGAAACTGTTACGCTAAACGAAGCAGGTGCGCTACCTGTTCGTGGTCAGCGTTCCTTCAACACCGCTCTAGAACCCGTGGACTTCAGCTTCTCTACTTATATGCGTCCTGCTGATGGTGGAGTTAACATTACAGCCGAAGAAAGCGTACTATGGAACTCACTACTAGGTACAGGTAATATTGGTGGTGCAGGTGCTGCATGGTCAGAAGAAACTACTCACGCAACAGTAGTAGCTACTAACTCTCAGGCTCACCAACTTGTTAAGTTTGGTCTAATTATCGTTATTGACGGCGTTTCATACGTTATCGATAACTGCGCTCTTGATACCGCAACAGTTGACTTCGGTCTAGATGCTATCTCTATGGTAGCCTGGGCTGGTAAGGGTAGTATTCTACGTCAGATCGCTGGTCTAACAGCTACGACAGGTGCTACAGTAACGTTCGGTGGTGGTACTCTGGTAGGTACAGCACTAGGCAAGAATACTCTAGCCGCTTATATCGCTAACAAGCTAAGCACTTTAACGGTTAAGAAGGAAATTGATGGTACAGGTACTGAGTACACTGTAGCTATTACTGGTGGTAGCTTAACTATTGCCAATAACATCACTTACCTAACACCTGCTAACCTAGGTGTTGTAAACCGTCCGATTACGTATTTCACAGGCGTACGTGCTGTAAGTGGTAGTATTAACGCGTATCTACGTGCAGGTTCTACTAATACTGCTGGTCTACTAGCAGATATGTTAGCAGGTAGTACTTCAGACGTTGACCCTGCTTTCTACGTACAGCTAGAAATGGGTGGTCGTACAAATGCTACTCGTGTAGAATTTGAAATGCCAGCTACTGTGCTAACAATCCCTTCTGTAAGTACGGAACAGGTTGTATCTACAACTATTAACTTCACTGCCCAAGGTAGCGCTACTGGTGCTTTCGAAATTGGTTCAGCAAACGAAGTTGAAATTCGTTATTACACAACTAACGTTTAATTAACGTTTTCCGGACCGGGCTGATCACCGGTCCTCTTTTTCTCCTTCCATCAAAATAATTAAAGGATTTTTCCATGACTACTCTTTCACTAAAGTCACTACTTGTACCTTCTAAGGCTCTAGAAGTTGAATACCCAGGCATGCCTGATTTCAAGATTCAACTATCTTTCCTATCACGTGAAACGCTACAAAGCATTCGTAAGAAGGCTACGCGTACCACATTCAAGAATCGTCAACCAGTTGATGAACTAAATGACGAATTATTCCTAGAGCTATACGTTAAGGCGGCTGTGAAGGGATGGAGTGGTCTAAAGTTGTCTTATCTAGAACTACTAGCCCCAGTAGACCTTGGTGGCGCTAATCTAGATGCAGAACTAGAATACAGTGAAGAAAATGCACTGTACCTAATGAAGAATTCTACTAATTTTGATTCGTTCGTAAGCGATCAAGTTACTGATCTAGCAAATTTTTCAACGAGCAAATAAGTTTAGTTGAAAGTTCATTGACCAGGTATTTTCAAAACTCAGACGTAAACATGACTAAAGATGCTTACTTTGAGATGTGCGAACAACTTGGTCAAGAACCGATAGAAGATGAGATACCTATGGATATGGCGGACTTTGATGAGTTCGTACAATTGTGCTTTACAATTTATAGGTACTTGTCCGATATCTGGGATCCTATGGGAGGCTCCTACATGGGTAAGGACTACTCGATAGTTTTTAATCTAATGGAGACTTATTACGTAGACCATCCTGGTGATAGAGTTCTTCTACTAGAAATTCTACACATGATGGATAGTATCCGAACTAGAATTATTAGCGAGAAGCAAAAAGCAAATAAGCACAAATAAAACAGAAAGCCTCGCTACGTAACAGTAGCGAGGCTTTTTTGTGCATGCAAATTTTACACTTTACACGTATACCCTATTGTGTTATAATCTTGTAAAGTGAATATACTACCGTTATTTTTAGGTAGTTACCGTGTATAGCTATTAGGAGAACAAATGGCCACACAAAACGTAAAAGTAGTAGTTACGGTAACAGACAATAATTCCACGAAAGCGGTAATTAAAGACGTTAACCAACTAAACGCAACAATTAAAGCAGCAAAGGCTTCAGCAGCAGGTATTATGGCAGATACAGGCGGAACTAAAGGTTCTCGTAGTGTATCTAAGCAAGCGCAACCTACTGGCTCAGAAGCAGTTAGAGATTATGGAACTAGTCGTGGCGCAGCAGGATTAACAGGTGCTAGTTCAAGAGACTTCGCAAACCAAGCACAAGGTCTTGGTGGTTTAGTACGCCTATACGCAACGTATGCGGCTAATATCTTCGCGGTTAGTGCGGCTTTCAGAGCATTAAGTAATGCTATGGATACTACTAACATGGTTAAAGGTCTAGACCAACTAGGTACAGCTAGTGGCATGGCTCTAGGTAGCTTATCAAAGCGACTGGTAGCAGCTACTGATGGGGCAATCTCATTAAGAGAAGCGATGGAGGCCACAGCTAAAGCTAGTTCTAGTGGTATGAACTCTGAACAGATTCTTAGAATGGGTAAGGCAGCTAAGCAAGCCTCCCAAGCTCTAGGTGTCGATATGTCTGATGCCGTAAGTCGTATCAGTCGTGGTATTACAAAGCTAGAACCAGAACTATTAGACGAACTTGGTATCTTCGTAAGAGTTGATACAGTAGTAAAAGATTACGCTAAGTCAGTAGGTAAATCTGCTTCTGCAATTACCGATTTTGAAAAGCGTATGGCTTTTGCTAATGCTACGTTAACACAAGCTGAAAAGAAATTCGGTGCTATTGATATCGAAAGTAACCCTTACACTAAGCTTAGTGCTTCCGTAAAAGACTTAACGCAATCCGGCTTAGAACTAGTTAATAAAGTGCTTACACCAGTTGTAAGCCTATTAGCTAGTAGCCCAACCTCATTAGGATTGGTTATAGCAGGTTTAGGTACTATGCTACTTAAACAAGCAATTCCTGCATTTGGACAATATCGTGCGCATCTAGATTCTTTAGCTAAAGAATCTAGCAGCAAAGTAGGTGCTATATTTCTTGAACAAGAAGAAATTCTTGCACAAGGAGACTTACGTGCAGCACAGAGAGCAGAAGCAGCATATAGAGGTTCCAGAGCTGCTATGAATTCTGTTAAAACACTGCAAGCTAACGCAGCGCAGTTTACTGATACAGTATCTAAAAAATACAGCCAAATTGCAGCTATAGACCCATATAAAATTTCTGATAAAGAAATCGCAGCATTAGAAATGCGTGCGAAACAAATTCAAAAGATTAACGCAAACGAAGCAGCAGCATTACGTGCCCACGTAGTAGAAATCCGTAGATTACGCGGCGAAGCAGAAGCAGCAGCCTTAGCAGGCCAAGCAGCCTACGAAAAGAAAACATCCGGTAGTTTATCTACTCAGGGACAAAATCGTATCTTATTCGATAGAGCAGCACAGCAGGCATCAGCAGCCGAAGTACGTAGCTTAGTATCGCAAAGACAAGCATTATACGGTGCTGCAGACGCTTGGAGTACGCTAAATACTGAAATAGCTAAATCCAAAGCTGGTATGCGTACGATAGATGTTATTGATCACCTAGGTGAAACAGTACAAAAAACAGTGCCCAGAACCAATGCTTTACAGAACGGTATGATGCGCTTATCAGGTGCTTTCGGTATCGTTACAGGAGCAGTTAGTAAAGCAGTATCTGCATTCCAACCATGGATACTAGTAATCTTACTAGTAGTGGAAGGTTTTGCAATACTTAACAGTATGCTGTCGAAAAATAAAAAACAGCAGGAAGAATTCGCAGGAGCGATTGAAAGATCAGCTAGTGCTACCGATACCTTTATCAAGACTATTAAGCGTTTAAACGAGCAGCCTTTTGGGGAACAGTTTAACACAGCTGGAATGCTTGCAAGAGCTAACGCCATTGGCGAAGTAGCAGGAGCAGTACAAGACTTAGTAAACGGAATCATTGAATTAGATAAAACAGCAGGAACTTGGGATCGCTTCATTGACGGTTTCAAAACTGTTTGGGGCGGAGATGCTCGTTCTAAGTTTGCCGAGTCAATGACCTCTACAATTGTAGGAGCCTTAACCCAAATAGAAGGCAGCTCAGACGCTGTTAAAGCCCGTAAGAAACTATCTGAAATTCTAGATATTGACCCTAAATTCACAGCTAATAGTTTCAACAAAGCTATTGCTGCTGCAGCAGGCAACGCTCCGAAACTAAAAGAAATTAATGAAGTTATGAAAGAACTTGGTATAAACCAAGGCATCACAGCTTCTAAGTCTAAAGAACTAGAAGATTCTTTCAAAACAGGTAAAGACGCGTATAAAGCAGTACTAGACACATTTAAGATTAAAGACCCTATTGCAGTACTCGGGGAAAGCATGCTAGTGTCTAGCGGTAAGCTAGTAAAAGCACTAGAAGAACCTACACGAGCAATCTCAGAACTTGCAAAAATATCTAAAGACACAGATGCAATGCAACTGTTAGACCCAGCCGATGCTGCTCTTTTAGGTAAGTATGGTCAAGAACTAAACACTATTAATGCTTCTTATGAAGAACAAGCTAGTAAAATCGCTGAAGCTGAAGCAGCACTGATTAAGTATCAGGAAGAGCTAAAAAACTTCAAGGCTAGCAGCGGATATAGACCAAATGCGAGCGACGAACAAGTATCTCGCAGCGCTAAGGGCAAAGAACTAGTAGAAGCAAAGAACAAAGCAGAAACAAATCTAGCAAAGAGACAAGAAAACCTAGCAAAAACTAATAAGAGTATTGCTGAAATGGTGGCTAAGTTCCCTAACGTAGCAACTAATCAGTTTATTCGTGGTGCAGGTTTAATGTCCGATAGCATTTCAGCAGCAATCAATAAAGCCAGCTATGGTTTTAAAGAAGCAGTTGCTGGTTCTTTTGGTGGCATCATGGGTGCTGCAGAAATTCAAAAGAAAGTAGCTATTGATAAAATCAATTCTGATAACGCAGTTATTAATAGTCAAGCAGCTTTAATTCGTGCTACTCAAGAGAATACAGCACAAATGGCCCTAGCAACAGCTAAAGCCGAATTATTAGCAGCTAAGGAAATGGATGAACGTAGAGTTGATCGTCCTCAAGCTATTGCTACTGCACAGAAGAAGGTAGATGCAGCGCAATTTACTTTAGACGTCGTACAAGATGACCCATCTAAAGTTATCGCTAACATCAAAAAGGTTTCTAAGGCTGTTACAGAAGCAAACACTGTAAGCGCCGAAGAAGGTACTGCACTAGTGCGTTACCTAACAACACTTGGTGGAATTGCTGCTCAGAAAATATCTAATGCTAATGCTAAGGCTGTGGCGGAATTCACTGCTGAAATCAATAAAGTAGAAGAAAGACTAAACGAAGCTAAGAAACCAGTAGTTCAAAAGATTACTACTGATAAGGCCGAGTTACAGGCTTTAGATATTCAGAAAAGTATTAATAATAACCTATCAGTAGAAGAATTAACACGTAAACGTGTACTAAGTCTTTCTATCGCTGAAGGTGAAGAATCAGTAAAAATCTTAGAAATTAATAGCAAACTAGAAGCACTATCTATCAAAGAAGCCAACGCTAGAAAAACTGGTCTTTTAACCGTTAAAGATAAGTTAGGCGTGACACTAGCTGATGGTATTGCTAGCGAAAGAGCAACATTAGCACAAGAGAAGAAAAATGCTGCCACTGATAAAGAATTAGCAGTTCGTAAGATATCACTTGATATCGCTAATGAAATCTATCAGAAGGAAGTAGATTCTCTAAACTTAGCTAACGATATTGCCACTAAGCGTTTAGAAGCTCGCAGGCTAGTAGAGGATACAACACTAGCAATTGCACAATCTAATCTAGAAACAGCAAAAACTACGGAATTATATTCTGATGGTTATGTAGCCAGATTAGAAGCTGAGCAAAACACTATGAAGGCTTCTTTAGATATTAATCGTGCTATGGAAGATGAAAAAGCACGATACGCTTTAGAAGTACGTTTACAACTAGCTGAATACATGAAGGCAGTTGAAACGGGAGCTGATGAAAGAACTCTACAAGCAATTCGTGATCGTATTGATGCTAACGCCGTATTCCATGCATCTGCACTATCTGGTATTCTACAACGTGGCGAAGCAGAGCTAGCCTCATTAGAAACTATCAGAGAGCACAATATTCTATTAGCCTCTCAAGCCGAAATGATGGAGTCAATGGTTAGTATTACTACTAGCTTAGGTTCTGCATTTGGTGAAGTTGGTGACGCTATTGGTAGAGCAGGTGAAGCAATTCTAAAGTTTGCGCAGAATGATGAGAAATACTTAGCTAAAAAGAAACAATTAACAAAAGAAATCGCTAAGGCTGAAGAAGGTTCCGATAAGCAAATGGAACTAAAGAAGCAAGATGCAAAATTAGATGCTAAATTCCAAACACAACAGTTAGACGGCATTTCTGAAATTGCTGGTGAAACTAAGAAAATGTTCAAGGAAAAAACTGCAGCGCATAAAGCGTTTGCCGCAGTTGAAAGAGTAACGGCAGCTATGAGCTTAGCGCTTAAAGTGCAAGCAGCCGCAGTTGATCTAGCTTTACTACCTGGTAAAATTGCTGGTGGTATTAGTATGATGTTCTCTCAAGGTGGTTTCGCAGGTTTCGCTGGAGCAGCAGCATTCTTAGCTATTATGGCAGGTTTCGGATTCGGAGGCGGTGGAAGCATTAGCTCCCCCGGTATGGATTCAGGCAGTATTCAAGAAGTGCAAGGTACAGGTAGAGAATACCAAGACGGCCAACTAACAGATACGCAATGGGGTGTGTTAGGTGATTTAGACGCTAAAGCTGAAGATATTTCCAAGTCTTTAGACATGGTTAGAGAGTACACTTCTTTAACTTCAGTTTATGGTCGTTCAACTAAGAAGGCTTTAGAAGCCATCGAAACTAATACAAGAACTCTAGCTGCACAAGTAGTTAAAGGAACAAATATTTCAGGTAATACTAGTGGATTCGGAACGCTTGAAAAGAGCTCACCAGGATTCTTAGGTTTATTTGCAAGTTCTACCTCTATCATTGATAAGGGTATTCAAGTAACAGGTAAGTTCAACGATGTGTTAAGCGGATTAGCAAACTATAAAGAATACGAAACAGTACAAAAGACAAACAGTGGTTTCCTAGGTCTAGGTAAAAGTACTAAGACTTTCCAGAACTTTAAGGATCTTCCTAAGGAAGCGGCGGAGTCAATCCAAAGCCTATTCCAGAACATGTACACAGCTATTGTGGACAGTTCTAAAAAGCTAATGGGTAAAGCTGCAGTTGACATCAATCAAATCGTAGCCGATATGATGGTTGATTTCAAAGTTTCAGGCGAAGGTCTAAGCGGAGAAGAATTAGCAAGTGCTATTCAAGCAGAAGCTAGTGTAACGATGAATAAAATCGTTGGCACAGCATACCCTTGGTTAGACGAGTTCAGACAGCTTGGTGAAGGCTTTACTACTACATTAATTCGCATGGCTACGACCATGGATGTAGTGAATGAAAAGTTCCGTTTACAAGGCGTTGACTTTGCTAAGTTCCTACCTGAATTAGCTGAAGCCTCACAAGCAGCAGTAGACCAAGTTAATCAAGCAATCGCAGACGCTAGAAAAGCTCGTGATGCAGTAGAAAATACTGCTGGTCGTGGCACCGCTACTACCACAGCATACGCTGGCGAAGGTGAAAATAGAGAAGTAACTACAGTAGAAGTTCAAGTGCGTAAGCCTAGCGAAAGCGAAGTACAGGCACTACTAGACGCAGATAAGAAACTTGCGGAAGCCAGACTAGCGATGGCGCGTGAGTTAGGTGACGATGTTGTGGCAATTGCTGAAGAAGTAAATGCTGCGCAAGCTGCGTACACTGAAGCTCGTTTAGCTATTCTTGATAATGTAACAGCTGTAGAAGATCTAGCATTAGTTGAAAGACTAATGAAAGGTGAAATTGATAAAACAAGTCAAGCATATCAAAATGCTTCTGATGAAGTAAAAGACCTATATGAAGCCAACCTAGCATTAGCTGAATCTACAGCTAAGTTAGGAGATGCACAATACAACCAAGTAGCAAGCAATCTTCGTATTTATAATGCTTTAGTAGAACAGATGGGTGGTTTAGATGCTTTCGTTGAGAAAACTGATTTCTTCTTCGAAAACTTCTTCTCTAAGGAAGAACAGTTAGCAGCTAAGCGTACCGAAGTTAGCACAGCCTTATGGGACCTAGCTAGCGATGACACTCTAAATATTACTAATGATCAAGTACGTGAGTTAATGGCAGCCGGTGGTGACGACGCAATACGTATGTACAAGGAACTAGCGCAAGCTCAAGACCTAAGTACAGAAAGCGGCAGAGCTACTTACGCAGCATTACTAACCCTAGCTCCAGCGTTCCACGAAAGTGCTACAGCAGCACAGGAAGCAGCAAACGCTATTGCTGAGGCAGCAGCCAGAATGCGCGATAGTGCTAACGCTCTATCAGATTCTGTAGCTAGTGCACTTGCAAAACTAAATAAGAAAACAAAAGATTACACAACAACGACTACAACTACCACAGATACTACTAGTGCGTACACGCAAGGTATGATTTCTGCAGGTAAGTCTATTCTTGACTTTATTAAGAATATTCGTACAGAAGCTGCAAAAATGGCTGGTGTAGAAGAAGCTAAAGCAATTCTTGGCTCTGATTATCGTAAGGACTATGCATTAGCCATGGCAGGTGATCTAGAAGCAAGTAAGAGAATTCCTACAAGCTCTAAAGCATACCTAGAGTCTCAGACTAAGGGTGCATCTACTACTGCTGAAGCTCGTATTGCTATGCTAACCATGGCAAATCAACTAGCTAGACTACCTGCTGTAAAAACGTATGAGCAATCAATGTTAGAATCAACAACTAATATTGATGATAATGTTAGTGATATTGAGGACAAGTTATCTGACTTAGAGTTAGAAGGTATTAAACTTGATATTAACGCTCTTTCTAAGATCGAGAAGTTAATTCAGTTCACGGTAGATACCAAGAGATTATCTCCTGAACTAAAAGAAATACTACTATCCGAAACACTACCAGCTCTACAACGTAATATCGATATTATCGAATCAGCAAACGCAACAGATGTATTAAAAAATATCGCTAGACTTGCTAATACCAAGTTAATTACTGAAGTAGAATTGATTCTAACGTCAAAAGCGTCTGACCTAGTTAAGAAATTAGGTATTGGATCAATGGACCAAGTAATTAAAAATATCGATATCATTATTAACTCTAATTTAACCGAAGAACAGAAAAAATTAGTATTCGCTATTAATGAAACCGTAGCTAAAACGATCACAATGATCGTATCTACTGACAAGTTAACAGAAGATCAAAAACGTCTAGGTCTAATGGCCACTGATGAAATTAGTAAGTCAATCTCACTAATCACTAAGTCAGACTTATCTGAAGAAGATAAGCGTTTAGCCTTCATGAATACTGAAGAACGTACTAAAACAGTAAAACTAATCATTGAAGGTAACTTCACTGAAGATCAGAAAACACTAGCATTACAATCTACTACTGAGACGGCCAAATACATTAACCTACTAGTTAATGATATTAGTCTAACAGCTGAACAACGTAGTATGGCCTTACAAAAAGCTTACGAAATTGATAAGACCATCAATTTAATTCTTAACGATGCGGCAATGACTCCTGAAGAACGTACTCTAGCGTTACAAGGTACTAGCATGGCAACTCGTAAGATTAACGCAATTATGCAAGACGGCAGTTTAACTGCTGAGGAGCGCCTAATTGCACTAGATGGTGTATCACAACATATTCGTAACATTGATGCGATAATGCAGGATGATTCATTATCACCAGCAGAAAAGGAATTAGCATATGCTAAGGAACTAGACGCTATTAAACGTATCAAAGTAAGAACAGAAATCGATTCAGACTCATTAAAATCAGTAGATGATATTATAAAAGATACATTAGAAAGATTCAGTTCTACTCTAGTAGCAGTAGCCGATCCTGCAGCTCTTAAAACAGCTAAGGAACAAATCGAAGCAGCTACTTCAGATGTGTTAGCAACTATTACTCCAGAAAGTTCACCTGAGGATGTAGCAGCTGCCCGCGCAACTCTAGAAAAGCAAATGGCTGACATTGTCGCCCCTATTCTAGCAGAGTTAGACCCTGAAACAGCTAAGAAAGTAAAAGATCAATTAAATTCAGGCTTAGACGAAGTATTCGCAAGAGTACAAGTTGATATTGATGAATCCTCTGCTGCTAAAGCTAAGGATAAGTTAAGAACAGCCGCAGAAGGTATTTTAGCAAGTATCGGTGTAGATGTAGATGATGCCACTGCTGACAAAGCTAGAGGTACTATTGAAGATGCACTAAGCAATATTCAAGCAGCAATTCAAACAGAAGTTGATACAGGAAGCACTGCAGAAACTCGCCAAGCTATTCAGGACGCAATCGGTTCTGTGGTAGCAGCAGTAGGCGTAGAGGCTGATGGCACAACCTCACAAGCTGCTAGACAAGCAATTACTGATGCCGTACAAGGAATTCGCGCTTCTATAACTACAACCAGCGATGGTACAGATATAGCAGTAAGAGATTCTATCGAAAGCACAGTAAGTGATATTTTAGCAGAAGTTGGAGTAGATACTGGTGGCTCTGAAATTGACGCAGCTAACGCAATCCGTGACGCAGTGTCAAATATTACATCTACCATTACAATCAAAACAGACGGAAGCGAAGCCAATGTGGCTGCTTCTATAGCGGAAGCTGTAAGTAATAATACTGCTACTATTAAGGTAGTAGAATCAGGACTAGATACCTTTAATGAACTAGTTGCTGAAGCAGTTGAACCGGCTGATAAGATACTTCAAGTTGTGGGTGCGGGTGGAGAAGAATATGCAAGTTATATTTCTGCACTAACCCAACCTGTAACGCAAGTTATAACTATTCAAACAATTAATACTGTTACGACAGTGTATGAACCTAGTGCGCCACCTCCACAGACACAAACTGTGGTACCAAGCGCTTTAGGTAACATATTTGTACCAGGTACTGTTACCGCCTTCAAGTTAGGCGGATTACCAAGTAATTCAGTACTAAACAAGCCAACGTTGTTTGACATGGGTTTAGCTGGTGAAGCAGGCCCAGAGGCAATCATGCCACTAAAGAGAGGTAAGGACGGAAGTCTAGGGGTTAGGGCAATGTTAGGTACAGCACCAGGGGGTGGGTCTACAGAATCTATAACTTCAGAGTTACGTGCTATGCGTGCAACTCTTGTAGAAACCCATAATGCAGAAATGCAGAATAATGCAGGAAAGGAAATGGCAGAAGTAGTAGCCGAACTGAAGGCACTTCGTAAAGAAGTAGAAACGTTGAAGGTAGAAGCAAGGGCAACCGCAGCTCATACCAACAAGACGGCAAAACTTCTAGACAGAGCAATGCCAGGAGGTAATGCTATAGCTACTAAACCAGTACAACAATGAAAGTAGTAAAACCGATTGTTATCACACGTAGCATGCTAGTAAGTACTAATGCTACGGATAGCGTACCGGTTTGGATTAGCGGAGCCACCTATAACCCAGGTGACTCCGCTCGTCTTGACGGTGACGTTAATAGAATATATACATATGTAGGTGCAGCACCAGCTGTATCTACTATGTCTCCAGACGAAAACGTGCTAGAAGCCGAACCTGTCTGGGCAGATAGTGGCCCCACTAATGTGTGGGGGGCTTTCGATGAACAAGTTAATACCAAGACTAGGGTTATCAATATGGTTGCCCCTTCTGTATTAACCTTAAAACTTACGCCAGGTATTTGTAATACTGTAGTGCTCTTCGGTCTTAATGGAGCTAATAGCGTAAGATTACAGATGAAAGAAAATTCTTCATCTGTAGATTATATATACGACCAAACCTTAGTACAAGATGCGACTATTATTACTAATTGGTACGACTATTTCTTTGAACCGTTCGTACCAAAAAGTGACGCAATCTTTACAAATTTACCACCGTTTTATTCAGGTGAAATAACTATAACTATTACAGGGGCACAGGGCTCCTATGTTGAATGCGGTGTAATAGTGATAGGTAATATTTACGATTTAGGGGCTACACAGTGGGGTATCTCCGTAAATAATATCGACTATAGTACTAAAGATACCGATGAATTCGGTACTACGACGTTCGTACGTAGAAACAATAGTAAGCGCCTAAATGCTAACTTAATCTTTGAAAACGCCTTGCTAACCAAGGTTCATTACGTACTATCTGAATTAACTGCTACTCCGTGTGCTTGGATTGGTACTGATTCCGAAACACTATCCTTGTTCAATAACTACGGATACTGTAAGGATTTCAGTATAGACTCTAGACACCCACTGTACTCTTATTGTACTTTAGAAATTGAGGGATTAATATGACAATTGATGCATTACCGGTTGCACCAAATAGACTGGATCCGGCAACATTTGCAACACGCAGTGATGCATTCGTGTCCGCTCTGGTCGTTCTAGTCGCACAAATTAACGCCGAGAGCGAGTTAATGCTTAGCTACTCAAATAATGCAGATGAACAGAGTGCGTTAGCTACAGAACAAGCTACAAAATCAGAAAGATACGCAGGATTAACTGGTGAAACAGTAGAGCCTGGTACATACTCCGCAAAAGAGTTCGCTATTGGTGTACTAACAGCAACAGGTGGCTCAGCAAAAGCTTGGGCCACAAGTACTACAAGCCCTGATGGTACTACGTCTAAGAGTGCCAAAACGTTAGCTGCTGAAGCGCTAGCCTCGGCAGACGCCGCTGCTGATTCAGCTAGTGAAGCAGCCGCTTCACTAGAAGTGTTCGAAGATCAGTGGCTAGGACCTAAAGCAGTAGAACCTACTGTAGATAATGACGGCAACCCTCTTACTGAAGGTGTCATGTACTATAATACTAGTACTCATCTTCTACGTATTTTTAATGGGCTAATCTGGCAAAATGCACTAGGTAGTCTAGAGGCTGAATTTAACATATTCAGACAAGTTATAACTGCTACGGCAGGACAAACAGTATTCCCACTATTTAACAGATATGAAGTAGGAACTAACTCCATTACTGTGTATAGAAACGGTATTAGACTATTGTTAACGTCTCAGTACGTAGAAACCAATGATAATACCATTACTGTGGTAACCCCTGCTACAGCAGGTGATAAGTACTTATTTGAAACAGGTGCAACGACCACAGGTTCAGCAGTAGCCGCGTCATTGGTAACACTAGTAGCTATCGTGGGCTTAGCAGCTACAAACGTGCAAGACGCACTTATTGAACTGAATACTGATAAAGCTGAAAAGGATGGTAGTAACGCTACAGGCAATTGGCCTATTAATTCACAGAACGTAACTGGAATAGTAGCCGTGGCTAATGGTGGCACAGGGAGTGATTCAGCGCTTGGGGCCTATAACAACAACAAAGCATCGCGCATGACTACATCCGTACCAGCAGATACTGGAGTAGTTTTAGAAGTAGGTAAAGAATATACTTTAGATACCCCAGGTACTGTGTATTCAAGGCCTCTACCTAATGCCACCATCATAGGTAGTACTATTACTTTTATAAATCATAAGAGTAATTGGAACACTAGTTCGTTTACACTAACTAGAACAAATAGCTCACACTCTATTAACGGATTAGTAGAAGACGTACTGTTTGATACTAATACTAAATTTATGTTAACTGCTGTATATACTGCTGTTAACACATGGACATTATCTTAATAGGAGTAATATGTCAGCACTATCACAATTTTTTAATACAGGTGCGGAGGTACCAGTAGGCGGACTAGTATCCGTAGCTCAGCCAGCTATATACACGTTAGGTAATAAGTATACACAAGGTAACAAAGTATTTTTCAAGTCAGGATACTATGAGCCAGCCTGGACCAGCAGTATCCAAGGTCTTGGCTTCAGTATCGGCTCAGGTACAAGCAGAGAATCTCCCGTTACAAGTTTTTGTAGAATATTTGTTGGGAATACTTTATACATATTTCATTCCGGCTCTAGTACTACTTTTTATAAAACTACAGATTTTATAAGCTATACTACTGGAACTTTGCCTAGTGCTCAGGTTATTACCGGAGCAGCATATGATCCAATAGGTAATAGACTTGTAGTATTGTCTACTACTGGAGCCATATTCTATAGTTCAGATCAAGGGGCTACTTGGGGAACTTCGGCTACGTCCTATCCAGTAGGAAGTAGTTCACATAAGCTAGTTTGGACTGGATTATACTTCGTAATACACTATTCTGGGACAAACATACAGAGGTCTACTGATGGTGTTGCTTGGGCTACAGTAGCACCTACTGGGGCAGCCGGAGGTGGCTCGTGGTTCATCATTAGCGACGGCAATGGTAGACTAATGATTTTAAATGCTGTATCCGGCAATAACCAGGCTATTTTGTATTTAAGCAATGATCATGGTTCCACTATATCTAGCACTATAACAGGACTTAACGCCGCAGGAGGCACTAGTAGTGCCTATACTCTAAGGTATCATAAAGATTTTAATTACCTGTCGTATTCTGGGGTTGTAACAGTATCCAGTACTAACTACATTACTACAGTAGTAGCCAAAGCAGGATCGAATCTAAAATTAGCAGTTAACATAACTACTGGGTCTCCTAGCAGCTATGCCGGGATGGTCTATGGTGATCTTACTAAAAACTGGGGCGTAATTTACCCAGGGTATGGTAGTATGAAATTTAATACTGATCCAGACGTAATGGCCACACAAACCTCTGGCGTTGCAACTGTAGGAACCTCCGGTCTACTTTTCTCCAGTGGTTCAACATGGCATACTAGTCAAGATGGTAGCATTACTATTGTTGGTGTACCTAGTTCGTCTTCTTATTATATAGTGAAATCGTATAAAGATTTTGACTACTATCCGCAGGTTATAGTTGGCAGTGATAGTTCAGTCACTGATAGCAACGTACCTGGTGCCGTGGTTTACATAAGGGTAAAATAATGAGATACGCATTAATTAATTCAGGAACTGTTTTAGCTTTTATTGAGTGTACCTCTATACAGGCAGCAGCACTACAGACTAGTTGGGATCATGTAGTAGAAGCACCAGCCCACGTAACTATATATGACAAATACGATAACGGAAACTTTAGTGTGGGTAACTTTGAACCAGTAGCAAAAGAAGTCAGGAAAGTAACTGTTTTAGGATTTCTAAGACGATTTACTGATGCTGAAGCTATAGCTATTGATTTAGGTAGCATCGGAGCGACCGTACAAGCTGCCAGTCTACGCAGATACGTAGCAATGGTAAATGCGGCCAAGTTCGTTGATCTAGATAGACAAGATACTAGAAATGGTGTGCTGGCTTTAGTTGGGGCAGGTATCTTGACACAAGAACGTGCTGATGTAATTCTAGATGGGCCCATTCCTATAGAGGACCTAGCAGCATGAAACTAGCCTCCTATGTGGGCACTAGAAAAGGTTTCATAGGGATAGGTAACATTCTGATCCGCTTAAGACTAGGCGGATCAGAAAGCCATACTGAAGTCATGTTCGAACCTGGTGACGGTGTAGATGAATACATGCCCGACCTAACCTGCCAACCAGATGAGAATGGTGCCTATTGGCACTTTTCATCAGTAGGGCTCGAACGTATGCCACCGTGGTCCCGCAGAGCTGGAAAGCTCGGTGGAGCACGTTTTAAAAGAATCGTGCCTGAAGACAAATGGGCTTACGATGTAATGGATACCGACCCTACACGAGCAGCCATGCTAGCTAAGGAACTAGATGGCTCTTTATACGACTGGCAAGCAATTGTCAGATTTATCTTCTGGGTACTACCAGCCAAGCTATCAAGAGGTATGTGCAGCGAAATTTGTGCACGCCTAGCTGGTATAGCTAAAGAGGAAGCACATTTATTCTGTCCTCGTACTATTCGTGCGATGGTAAAAGGATTTAAATGCAAGCACTAATATTAAAATTCTGGAGAGAAATTGCACTAGCAGTAGCACTTTTAGGTTTAGGATATATGGTGTACAACCATATCTATGAACGAGGTGCCCAAGCTGCTACGGAACAATATCAAAAGGAATGGAAAGATTATCAGCAAACAATAACTGATAAGATTGATACTATTGAGAGAAACTCTAATGAACTAGTCGCAAGACGTGTAGCTAAAGATGGAGTAACCAAGAAAGAAATCGAACAGGTTATTGCCAAGAGTTTAAAAGCTCCCGTGGTTGATCCAGTAGCATGCAGATTAACTCCTAATTTCGCAGAAAGCTACAATGAAATTATTGATAGGGCAAATAAATGAAAGCACTATTAGTAGGATTATTATTAGCTATAAGCTTAACGGCTTGTGGTCATACTGAAAAAATCATAGTACCTCCTGAATCTAAAGTAAATGTTAATCAGGAAGCTTTACAGCCGTGTGCGCCACTGGAAAAACTTCCAGAATTAACTTATACTGATTTAGAACGAGATATGCAACTAGTCCTAGGGACCTCTGCAGTCAACGCTATAATCTATTCAACATGTAAAAATAAGCAAAATGATAGTATTAAGTTACTAAAAGAATTTGCTAATATAAAGGATGAAGCAGATGCTAAAAGACCTATTCAGACCCCGTAACTACTTACTAGTAATTGGGTCATTACTAGTGCTACTATACACTTATTTTGCAGATCCAGAAGGTGGGCCCATGCTAATGGGCCTACTAGATAAACTGACTGTTCCAATTATTGCTGTATGGTTCGCACACCTATCCAGAAAAGCTCTATTTGATTATTTAGATATGGGCGAATTATGGAGAAAAGCAAAGGAGAGCTCAATTGGCGCAGCAATTACGTTTTTGGCTATATGTTTGG